AAACTATCGATACGAGTGATTACGAATTATCTCAGCAAATGCGTCAGCTAGACGAAATAGAAGAAGAAAATGATGATGATGAACCAGCGCCACCACCAACGCAGGCAAAGCTTGTATCCATGCCGGCAACACCACCAAAACCCATGCCTGCAGCTGCTGCACGACCAACTCCACCTCGCCCAGCATCGCCGCCGCCGCCCATGGTGCCTCCAGAAGTATTACTAGCGGCTTTGTGGTCCAGACAAGCCGAAGCGTTGGCCGGGACGTCGCCACTGCCGCGGACGTCGAAAATTACAGAAATTTTTGACGATCCACCGGCAGTAACAGCACCGCTTCCAGAACCACTGCCGGCAGTAGTAGAAGAGGTCAATGAACCAGAGGACATTGTTTCACAATTGGCCGATGCCGTGGCCGACGATGAACAACGCGACCTACCTGAGTTGTCGAGTAGTCTACCGGACACACGCGACGTCACGGGTCTACCTGACGCCTTGAAACGCGAAGCCGACGCCATTGACGAGGAAATTCGACAATTTACCCACGACAATGAAGATGAAGTTGTGACCACCACAGTGGAAAAACCTTTAGCCGCACAACAGGCGAAAAAGAACAAAAAACGAAAACCCTTGTACAAACATCCGGCCTTACAACCCGATTTTTTCTGTCAAGACGGTGTTTGCTCCATTAAGCCAAAATAAAAAAATTCAGTAATTTGTGTGTATCTGTATGCGTGTATATCATATAATAAATGAAGGAAGTCGCGGTCGATATCGCCACGGCGCCGCCTCGTCACAATTTTCCATTCGAATACGTCAACGACCTGTCGGAATTGAACAGAAAACGCATAGTAAAGGTGGAAGAAACTCGAAAAGATGTACGCGACACCTTCGCCAAATACGAAAAGAAATTGGGCAGACAAAAAGGCTGGGCTAACTTTAACGAATCGATACGTTCGCTCGTCAACGTGTGCGCCATTCCCCTAGTGGCTACGGCCGTCATCTTCCCCATTTCAGTAGGCGTCACCGTACCCTTGGCTATTGGCGGACTAGCGGTGACGAGTTGCTGCGATCTCGCCGAAGAACGCAACAAAAATAAACAGACGCGATACGCCAGTATAGTCGCCAGATCGCAAGCGACACTGTCGCATCTCGATCACGTCGTCGACAACGTGCTCACCGACGGCATCGTCACCCAAGCCGAGTACGAAATCGTTCTCAAGAGTTATACCGATTTTAAAAAAAATATCCTCTGATTAAAAGCAAGTTGATATCTTACACATTCTTTCTTTATGTCTAAGTTAATATGTGTTCCGCCGTAACCAATACCACCATGATGCCTTCATCTTACGACAACGGTTCCTTCTTTTGCACCACAAGAACAATGGTGGGAAAGACTAGATTTGCCAGCGGTAAAGAAATAAAATTGAACATTGTAGAATGTATGGAATTGTTTTCCAAATACATCTTCAACGACAAAAAGGTTAACAGCATCATCCAATTGCGGACGGGTTTCAAAAACGCCTTCACTTGCGACCTCTACCTTCTCAGTTTCAACAAGCAAATTTCCATGAAAATTTGTAAAAACGGTTCCTTTCAATTCACAGGCAATATTACCCTTCAGTGCGCTTACGAAGCCATTCAGTATGTTATCTCTTTACTTAAACTATTGTATCCCAAAATGTACGAAAATGATACTTGCGAAATTTATATTTACGAAGTTATGAGTAATTTTGTCCTTGACCTTAATCGTCCTATTGAACCCGACAGTCTAATGACTTTTTTCCAAACGATAGCTCCTCACTATAATAACTACACGTGCTTCAATTCACAAACATCCGGCACGTTCACGTGCAAGTACAACGTCGGAACGACCGAGGTCATGCACCGTAACGTCAGCTTCTTTGACGAAGTCAGCTTTGTAGAGCACGTGCCTTACAAAGATTGCGTCAGCAGTAAAAAATTGGGTCTAGATGAACGCAAAGACTATTACATCACTTTTCTCGTTTTTCAATCGGGAAAAGTTATTGTGAGTGGCATCAACGAGACGATCGTCGAACGCGTGTGTCGCGATTTTTGTCTCGTCGTGAAAAACTATTTCGACACGATCGCCGACAGTGGCGGCTGCATATTTCAGCACCAGCCATTGGAAATCTCCAAAAAGATCATGAAACGAACGTGTTACGAAAAAATTTCACTCGTCAAAATCGAAGACGATCAATATATAATTGTCCGCGGCAAATCAAACTACGTCAACAGCCGCAAATCCAAACTCGCCTCCAAATATTCGTTGTGTAAGACTATTTACGAAAACGACTGTTTGAACATTAACGTTTGCAAAGAACTGAAAAATATGCTGAAAAACGATAAGAACGTACACTTTAGCAATGTGGGAATGACGACAAGTCTAGACGAGAGCATCATTATTAGCCACATGGAAAAGTGTAACACGGCACCAGTAGAAGTACCAGTGGCCGGCGGCACATCAGTGGCTGTCGGTTAAATTTCAAAAATTTTAACATCTTTGAAATTTTATTCAATGTCCCAATCGCTGTCGATCGACGGCCACACTGTTGGCGTGAAACGACAGGAAAGTGTAAAACAAGACCATCAATTTAAAAGGAATCGTTTCCAAGTCGAGAACCATGTTGATGTAGTCGTCTTCATCGCAACGAACGGCACCGACTTTGGTCGCCGTTTCGTCGACAAAATGGTCCACAATTTCCATCATGATACATTGCATGTCTAATGTTTTGTTACATTTCAAAATGAAGGCTCGCATTTCTCTCGGGTCGACATCCATGTATTTTATCGAGGCTTGTTTAATACACTGATATAACTGAGACATTTATATTATAATTTTTAATTCTTTGGCCTTTTCAAAATCTTCGTCAGTCAAAGGCGTAACTTGACCATCACCCAGATATTTACCAACCACGGATTTCTTATCCAAAACGAAACCCTCGTACACGTACAGTCCGTACTCGTTCTTTTGCATAGTGATGGTCTGAGAAGGGAAAAGATTCTTAATCAATCGATCACCGGCTTTGACCACAAATGGAACCAAAAGTTTAGTCTGATGGTGAGGATGAACCAAATCTGGACGTTGAGATTTTTTCTTAGATTTTTGTACAGGTTCTGAAAGTGGCGGCGATCGGTCCACTCCCGACGATGGCGCTTTGCGTTTGGGACCGACGGTGAATTTACGAGGCGACGTTTGCTTGCGTTTACGTTCCGATGATCCGACGAGAGACATTTCCGACATGAGCTGATGCAGAGGAACCGGGGGATGGGGGGTAAGAAAGCGACGACGAACGGCGACGGCGATTTTTCGACGCGGCGGCGAAGGTGAAGGCGTCAGAGGCAAAGAATCTACTGGAAATAATTGTCTGACGTGTGACGGTTTAGATGTATCCATGCTCTTTCAGTTTCAAATCCAAAAACGATTCAATATCAATGACTGTATAGGGAACTTCAATCAAAACAATATTGTTTTTCAAACACAAATCTCTTTTAATTTGATCCCTATACTTTTGATTGAGAAAAGCGTCACGCGACGAGTGAAAATGAGGCACGTAGTGGTAATGCTGTTTACCTTGATATTCTACGGCGAGAGCCAGCTCAGCGTTGTAGCAGTCCAATTCGAGATCGACTTTAGTGACGGGATTGCGCAAAAAAGTGGGACGCTTTTTGGGAAAGGGTCGATTGAAGCGCTCCTCCAAGTGACGTCGGCAAGCCAATTCACCGCGACTGTCGGCCGGCGCGGTTGAAGTACTAATGGACGTGTCTACTGGTCTGAAAGCGTGAGGAAAACGTTGGCGCCAATCGCTGCCGAGCAAATGGGGGTCGCTAGTGCCGCGAACGCCGCGGGCACGTCTGAAAATGGCGTACACGCACAGCGTGACAAAGGCAATGAGAAACAAACGACCTTTGCCAATGTTTCGCCACCAGGATGTCGGCTTTTTTCTCATGTCATAAAAAGATTTTATTAATGAGAACCCTAGTGAAATAATTAATCTTAATTTTTCCAGAATAAAATAATTCGAGGAGACATTTGGGATGAATGAAACCGCAGCCGGTAGATTCGGCATCGTTTCCCGTATTTATCCTAGGTAAAACGTCAACGGCGTCAACGTGAGCGAAAAACACGCACACTTGACGGCTAATGTTTTTGTACTTGAATTTGAACATGTTGCGCGTCAGTTGACTCTTATCCAACTTGAGGTTGGTCTCTTCGAAAAGTTCACGAACGGCGCACTCGCGCAACGATTCGCTTTCGTTGACGATGCCTTTCGGAATACCCCAGTAGAGATTGTACGATTGATTGATTAAAATACCGCGACGACTGACGACGCAAACGCCGGCACACTGTTTGGGTTTGTCGTCATCTTCGTAGAAATCGGCCGTGTCCTTATAGTCCACGTTCAAGACGCATTGGCAATTTCTGAAACAGGTAATTGCCATTTAATTCTTTTTCGAGCTTCTTGAGCGTCTTTTTCTTTCCAGTATTTCTTGACTTCGCGCTCAAATATCTTGATCCATTTTTCGTAGGACGACGTCAGCGACGTTTGGCAAATCTTGTAATACATGTTGATTTTGAATTCCACGGATTTACTCGAGCGAAAAGCCATGGCGTCCGATTGAGGTGTCAACTCTGCCGACGGTAACTGCTGATAAAAGACGCTGTCGACGTACGTGTCAATGACGGCATCTGGTGGCGGAGGTTGGATGGCGCCTAGCGTGTAGACGCGTCGAGGTTTGACTATGACGTGCGTCGAGAATTGGACGAGAAATTCAAAGAGCTGTTTGGGTGTTTTACTGTCGGCTCCGCGTCGCAACGTTTGCAAATACTGACGCGGCTGATCGACGTCGTGTTTGTAAAAACTCTCCAGCACCTTGACGACAATGTCAAAGAAGGCGAATTTACCCGGCTCTTGGTGACAGTAGAGAAAAAAGACAAACATGTCGTAGCCGGGACGCAAATGTTCGTAGATGCCTTTCTTTTCGAGCTGTCGCATGCCCCACGTTTCACCGGTGACGCTATCGCTGCCGCACGACATGCCAAAATCGATAATGACGGGATTGAAACAATTGGAAAAAGACACGTGATATTGATCGAAAAGAATTTGCGTTTTTTTACTAGAAAAATGAATCAAGACGTTTTCCAAATGTAAATCGTAGTGCCCGAAACGGAAGGCCGATTGAGCCATTTCAAGCGCGACGCACATTTGCATGGTGAGCGTGATGAATTTTTGACGCGACATTTTCGACATGGCCGATTTGAAGGTTTCACCGTCGACGAAACGCGTCAAGTTGTAGGGTCCTGAATTGCGATGAAACGAGGCGTACGTTTCGACAAACATGGGCACGTTGAGAGCGTTGAGGTGCTGTCCGGCCACGTACTCGCGTCGGGCGTGATCAAACAGTGCCGGCTTGTTGAAATGCTTGAGAACGACGCGATGATCGACGTCGTCGTGACGGACAGTAGCCGTGTACACTCGTCCCTGCTTGTTGGTCAAATTGTTCATGGCCTGTACGCGCGTCATCCATTCGTGCATTTTGTAGGGTCGCTGGTGTCGCGGATGTTGACAGCCGTCCAAGGGACCGCACCCGCACGCGTCACTCGTTTTCATTACCAAATCTTGACAAATAGCCGGTGTCAACATGATTTTTTATTCTCTCCTCACAGTTTAATTTAGTTAAAAGTAGTCCATCATTAAGAAAACCATTACCATGATTTCGAAATCCAAATTATCCATCCTTAATGCTATCAATCAATTCATGTCGGACGACTTTTTGTTTGGCAACGTGGACCTGATCGAGAAATGGCACAGCGGCGAGACTCAGAAACGCGTGGGATTGATGTTGGGCTTGAAACAGAGAGAAGTCGTCCAGGGACCTCAGCGAAACATTAGCGCTTACCTCTTTTTTTGCGAGTCGAAACGTCGCGAGATTTTGGAAACCAATCCCGGCATCAAACCCAACAAGGTCATGATTCTTTTCGGAGAGTCGTGGCGCAATTTGAGCGACCAGGAGAAACAACCGTTTATCGACAAGGCTATGGTCGACAGGGAGCGCTACAACAAGTATTTGGAGAGTAAAGTGCGACCGAAAAAGAACGCCCGACCGAGTATTTATAATTTGTTTTGTACCGACGAACGACGCGCCATCAAAAAGGATCATCCCGACATGAACGCGTCCGACGTCAGACGAGAGCTAGGCAAAAGATGGAAGGCCGTCAAAGAAACGAATCCAGATCTTTTGAAAGAGAAATATGGATACGTGATTGAAGAGAGTCAAGATGTGGTAGGAAATCTCTAAATAATATCGTTCAACAGCTGACAAATGGCTCGATCGAATTTAGATTGATATTTGGCGACGATGGCGGCGGGTAGAGGGATGCAACGATGCTGTAAAATGAGCGACCAGTCCAACCGGTGACCGTAAATATCGATGATATCGGTGGCGAGTTCGGGTTCGCGGCTCATTTTTTTCCAATCAACCAGCGATTCGACGAGTTTCAATTTAAAGCTTTCGGGCACGTGCACGGGGAACGAGATGTGAAGCGGTAGCTGTTTAAAAAGATTCGGCCAGTCGATGGTATTTTGAAACGAGTAGTCCACCATGAGAGCGAGAGCAAATTTGTGAACGTCTGTGCGCAACAAGCGTTCACATTGATCGTACCTGGCTTGAGACATGATGAGCGCGCGCAGTCTCTCTCAAATAGCTTTATGTAGATGAAATCAAATATTTCTAAAAAATTTTCACACTTTTTTAGAAATGTATTTCTTGGGGAATAGATTTCAGAATGCGTTCGACAACGGTGGGTGACAATTCCAATTTGGTACAGAAATCCACGAGAACAATAGAGGGATTGTATTGCCGGCGAATGTAAATGAAAACAAAAGCGGCGACAATCATGTACATGCGTCGATTGATTTTCGTACGAATAAAAGCCATAATATCGGGACGATTGATGAATTTCAAAAAGGTCTCGTCCCTTTCGAGACCGATGTGTTTGAAAATCATGTCGGCCGTGTCCGAGTACGACTCGCGCAGGTAGCACAATTCGGGTATTTTTAGTTTGACTAAATTGAAGCCTTTATTGGCGAAATGATTGGTCAAGCCAAACCACCTGATGACCGTGTCGTAACTTTGAGGACATTTTTTCAGCATCAAGACGTGAAAGAGCGACGCGCAAATGATGGCTTTTCGGTAGTTTCCGCGATGAATACGTTGATTACAGGCCATGATAAAGTACTTGTTGGTCATTTCGACAATTTCCGGACTGAGATTTAAAAATTCCATTTCTTTACGAATGCCAATGTTGGCCTTTTGTTGAATTTGGTCCTGGTTGGTGTTTTGACACGTCATTTGTTGACGACAACGATTGCAAAATGTCCCGTCATTATTTTCAAAGTAGACGTGCTGACATTCAACGTCGACATGGTCGACTGGTTGAACGTCTCGATCTTTTGACGATAAATAATTTTCAAATAGACAAAACATTTCGTTTTCGTTTTTACCTTCTGCGCACGCTTTTAAGTTTCAATTTAACTCCGTAAAGCATTACGACAAGTAGGACGGCGACAGCTATAGGAATGCCGTAAGTGGACCAAGCCGACTCTTTGGCTAGGGGACGTAAATCGAACGTGATCACTCCACCGCACTGGGCTTGCTTGTAATGAAAGGGTCGTTCGAGTTGCACATGTTTATTGTGACGATGCGTCGCGATTTTAAAGTAGCCATCGTTCGGTCCCCATTGCGGGCCCCAAGTGTTGCGACAAATCCAGTAGGGAACCGATTCGTAGGTGAAAGAACTGGTTTGCACGTCGGCGGCGACACCCCAACCGACGATGACGACCGTGATGGCGCCGACGAGAGACGCGGGAGACGCGAATTTGGTGTGCGGATGATGAGTGACGACACGATCGAGATAGATGCCGTGTTCACCGAAATGACCCGACAAGAAATTGGAGTAGACCAACATACCGGCTATGACGGGTCCTTGAGTGACGATCGCTTGTTTGATGGCGTCAATGTCCGTCAGCCAGCGCACATTGTCGACGGTGGCTTGAATTTTAGAGAGACACGAGCAACGCGGCGTGGTCGACGACGACAATTGACTGACAAGTTGCGCGGCATTACCTTCGGCCGAGTGACATTTCATGCAAGGTGTGTAGTCGAACGCGGGTTCGCCGTGAACGATGCGTCGATCTTGCAGAGTCGAGACGACGGTGACGGCGAAATTGTTGGCACACGTTCCCTGATGACGGGCGACGGGAAGAGACACGTGATGACGCCAATCGAATTCGACGGGAAAGACATTTTGATGAGCAGCAGCAGCGACCGTGGCGGCAATGTACTTGTTGAATTGCAAATCGGTTTTGTAGAGACTGAAAATGGGACAATCTTCGCCGCCGTGGTCGTTGTCGCTGCGATGTTGCCGCACGATTTTATCGACGGCCGTGTGTTTGACGGGTTGCGCTGCAGGATGAGCGGGATGCAGAGGAACTACTTCTTTCGCCATGATGGAATGCGATTGTCTGGCCGGTGAGTGGGCGAGAACATCGGAAAACTGGGGCATTTGCGTCAACGGTTGACCGTGAGCGTGCGGGTAGTCACGAGGTGGTTTTTCTTTTTCGTAATGAGAGGTTTTATCCATACTTTTATTGTTCAGAGGTTGATTTCCCTGAAGCTGAGAATACGTCAGATAATTGTTCATAATTTATTCTACATTTACCTGAAATAAAAAAAGGTAAATCAGTCTCGACATTGAAACGATGCCCAGCGCATGGAACTAAAAAGAAACCCATTGTGGGTTATTTAAGCTGTGTTGCTGACAATGCCAAGTAGTCGTGGAATTGAAACGGTGACGAACGCTCGTGTTTTGAAAGTTGCATCAAACGTTCACCATGTCGGAAAATTTAGTCAGTACCATTTTAGAACTACTCAATGACTTGGTTAAAGCACAACAAAATACAGTGGACGCATTTATAGATAGAATATCTGTCAGGTATTCTCTGAACGAATTGGAACTGCGAACGTTGTGGAATGGCAGTGACCCTGATACTGTAGCGACTTTAGTCAACGACGACAACAAGTGCACTCACACGTTCACCAAAGGTCAACGTATCGGGCAACAGTGCGGTCAAAAGAATTCCGGAAACACGACGAAATGCAGCAAACACCAAAAGAAATTGAAAGAGCAACGATCGACGACCGCCGCCTCGACCACCATCACGACGTCGTCGACAACCGTGACCGACGACGGCATGCGAGACATTCCTCTGATGTTTAGTAAAATCACTAGCGTTTTGGCTTCGGATACGGAAGACTCTTCGGATTAAATTTCAAAAACACATTATATATTTTTGAAATTTTTTAATAACGACGACCCCAAGAAGCGCCCACGACTACTGGAGCTGGATTTGGAGCTGGAGCTGGAGCTGGAGCTGGATTTGGATTTGGCGGAGGTGCTGGATTTGGATTTGGCGGAGGTGCTGGATTTGGATTTGGCGGAGGTGCTGGAGCTCTCGAATTTCGTTCTTGTACAATGAGATCAATGTCAAAGACTTTTTGATTAAACGGTTTAAATTCTGAATTGATGACGGCCTTCACGTCGACGCTCATAACATCTTTAGTCAATAGATAGTTTGGTGGAATGGCCGGAGTCGTTCCCTCGGGCATGTACAATGGCATACGCATGGGATCGAGTCGCATGAGGGCCGTTTGACTGTAGGCATTTTCGACGAGATGCAACAGTTCATAGCCGACGATGGCGTCTCCGTCCAATTCCATTTGAGCTTCGCGCAAAAATTGCAACGTATTGTAGCCGCGATTGCGAGCCAATTGAGCCAGAAATTTATCGCCCGTGTCGCCGCAACCGTAGTAGACCAACGTCTTTTTAGTGACACCGTTGACGGCTCGAGTGTCGTACCTCAGAGATTTACCGGCGGCCATTTCGCCGACGAGTCGATCGAGAGCTTTGGCTTTGTAGCGAATAGTGTTGGCAAAATAGTTGAAGATTTTATCGCAACCGGGATTGTTGCTGGTCGCTCGTTTGTTGACGGCGCACACGCTGACAAAAGCATCGGCTGTAAATTCAGCCGATTCCGAATCGCGACGCAAAAACGACTGGAAATCACGACCGCCGTACAAAACGATTTGGTCGTTGGCGGCACCCAACAGTTTCATGGCGTGCACTTTGTTGTAGGCCACCAAGGTTTTACCCAACGGCAAGTAGAGTCCCGAACCGCGAACGGGATAGTAATAGGTGCCGACAAAAAGAGTCGGGTCGGCGAAAAACGAGTACATGGGTCCGAAACGAATGACTTCCAAATAGGGTCCAACTTGACCCAAAACATTGGCGTCTTGATCGAGAGTCACGCCGTTGGGTACGCGGAAAAACTGATTCGTCACATCGCGACGAGGTGTAATGGGCGTGGCTGGTTGAATTTCCGGAGGCATTTTGTAGTAGATTTCCAATTTTTGGTAGCGACCGACGAGATCGGCTTCGCTCATCGACGACCACGATGTCGCCGGTGAATTGGGATAGACGAGTTTAAAGTATTCGACCAATCGATCTTTTTCCGTAGCCGGTTTCAAAGCGCCCGAAGCGATAGCCGCTTTGACTTGATCCAATTCATTGAAAATGGGCGATTCGGGCTGTCCAAAACGGACGATATTGTTGCACGTCAACAAAACCGAATCGCCGACCCAGTTCAAGACACCGCCTTTCGTCTGACATTCCTCTTTGGATTTAAACATGATTTCTTGCGACGTGGGGAACGCGCCGTTCGGGGTCGGACCCGGTTTCGGAGGAGTGGTACCCCCGCCACCACCACCACCACCACCGGGAGTAGGACTTCCGCCGCCACCACCACCACCACCTGGAGACGGACTACTGCCGCCATCTCTACCAAAAGGGATCGTCATCCACATGAGCCAAGGAGTCACAATCATAATTATTATTATGGCGATGATTTGACTTCTTTCTAACATTTATTATTTAAAAAATCAAAGGATGGTATCGTTTTAAAATAGGATTGTATAACGGCGTCGGGGACAATGCCTGATTCTTGACATTTGGCGTCGTAAACTTGTTGGTAGCAAGCGAGAATTTCAGGCGTTTCCAACTCGATAATTTCACCATGAGTTTTAATCATGATCGTTTTAAATTTTTCGATTTGCTCCAAGTGTTGAGTGTACAGAGCGGCGATGGTGGCCATTTTGTTGCGTTTGACAATGTACGTTTCAACGGGATCTTTGGCTTTGGTTTCGTCAACGTCGTCCAGTAGCGCTTTGGTTCGATCTTGAAGTTCTCGAGTCGTGTCCTGTTCGCTGGCCTCGGCGCGTTTTCGCATCTCTTTTTCGGCCTGTTGATAGTCGTCATCGAGAACAACCTTATCGACGACTTTACCCATGATGGCTTCACAGATGGGGAAAGGACGACCGACGACGACGGTGTGAATCTTGTTGCAACTGTCTGTTTTTCTGATGATTTTTCTGGCAGCCGTAGCCGCTTCTTCTTCGGTGGCGTAGACGCCTCTAATTTTGGCGAAAGCCAACACGTTGTACTTGTTGATGCCGCCGGGAGCGGCTGGGAAAAAACTAAAAAGAGCATACTTTTGACCTTCGATGGGTGGATCTTGAACGGCGCGTTCCACCTGCGGGTAGTCGACAATGTGCAATGCGGCGCAAGCGGCTCGCGTTTCTTCCAACGTCAAAGGCGGCACAAACGGGTCCGGTTGCCATCTTTCTTTTTTCAATCTTAGACTCATTATAATAATATAATAATTTCTTAGTACAAGCTCACTTTTTAAACTCTCAATTTACAAAACAGGGAAACCCATTGTACCGCCGGCAATGCGGATAATATTGTTGACGATGACGGTGACTATAAATTCGAACGTCTGACCGAAATTGGTGCCCGACAAGACGGGGCCTGTGCCGTTACTGGCTATGATGGCGTCATCGCTAGCAGCTGGCACCAAGCTGACGTTGGACAATTTACCGTAATTGGTACTGCCCATGGGATCGAGATCGTTGAATTTCAACGAATACGAATACAAATGGTAGCCAGTGTCGGTGGGACAAGCTGGAGCGTGATAGTAGGGATTGACTAGACTGAAATAATCGCTACCCATGTTGGAAAAACGATTGGAATTCTCGTAGATGAGCGTCGTGTGCTTGATGGGATCGCGAGCGTAGCGGCTTTCGTAATCGATAGCTGTAGTAGTTGGAGTGACGACGGGAGAGGCAGTCGTGTAATTGGACCACTGATTGGCAAATGTGGAATTGCGAACCTGGAAAAAGAGGGCTTTGACGGCGTGATTGAAACGAACGTCGTAGCTAGGAACTGGATTGGCTTTGGGATTGAACGATTGACGAGGAGCGATTTGAACTTGTTCAATCAAAATGGTACGTTGAGATTTACCCATCAGAATACGTTCCTTGTTGCTGACGATGGCGTAGTTGGCCCATACTTGAACGCTTTCCAAGACGGGAGCGGCATCGATATCGACACCGACAACAGGCACGTTGACTTGAGCTCCGGCGGCGGCTGCATTGTCCAAAATGAGCAATTCTTTCCAGTCGCGGAACTGGAAATTAATGTGCATCTCGTTGTAAGGGATGGCAGCGGTGGGTAGAGAGACGCCAACATCGCGAGTGAAAAAGAAGGGTAAAACGAGATTGAGCGTTTGACTAGGAATAGTGTCTCCTGGACCGTGAGGATCGATCATGTCGCCAATGTTGCCAATCATTTGATCGTAAGCGGCGCGTTTACTAGCTTCGACAGTGAACTGAGAATAGGCATCCAAATGATAATTGTGGATGGTGTGAGCAAACAAATCGTTGAAAGAAATGCTCGTCTCTCGAATGAGATTGTGCATGAAATTTTTGGTCCAACGAAGGCGACCGTTGGCGGCAAAGCTATTGGTAATTTTGAGAGTGACGGCGGGAACGACGACGCGAAGCCACACGTGAATGAGGTAGTCACCGGCGCGACTGACGCTGACACTCCACTCTTGCCCGAAACCGGCATTGCCGTTGTTGCGCGACAACAATACGGGAATCTGAGTGAACCAAGTCGATTTCAAGGTGGAGCGGACAAAGTAAACGATGGCATCGGGTCCCGAGTACATGTACTTTTCGATCTCATCCAATGTTGCAATATCAATAAATCCTGAAGTGATATTCGATTGCGCCATTTTTTGATAATATATTTATTATAACGCCAGAATAGATTTTTGTTGATTAAAAATTCCTAGTTTAGATGTAAAGATGGATAATATCTTGGAATTTCACAAACAAATAGAAACACATTTTAAGGAGGAAATTAGTCAGCTAGAAGGGTTGACGACTCGCGAACAACAAGTGTGCGACTACCTGTCGCAACCGTGGCTCTCGGAACGCGTTCGCAGTCACTTGATTGACGATCTGGACGAGATTCGTACCACCATTAAAAATATTAATTTTATTCGTTTCTATTTCGTAGAAATTCGTTCGATTCTCAAAGAGTACGTGCAGCTGATGCAAATGCCGACGGTGAACACGTTCTTCCAGAAAGAGGACGGCACCAAGCAGCAGCATCACGCGCGTAAAACGTACGTGGTGAAAAATTTTTGGGAAATTTTTGATTGCTACAAAAAGTACTACTACAACGTCAAAGTGGTCGATCAGCAAAAAGACGATCCGAACACGTGCCAGTATTGCGGTTCGACTCTCGGCTACTTTTTCGACGAAACAGTCAACATTTGCTACACGTGCAAATCGGAGAAAGTCTACTTTATACAGTCGAGCAATACGGACACGACGCGCGTCAATCCCAAATACATTTACGATCGAAACCAACATTTTCGCGACTGCATGATACGTTTTCAGGGTAAACAAAAGAACACTATACCTCCAACTATTTTAGAAAATATTAGTAACCATTTGAGCGACTATCGGTTGACGACCATCAGTCTCAGTCACGTGTGTATGATTATGAAAAATTTAGGCTACAGTAAGTACTATGACGACTACGTGTTGATTCACCATTTGATTACGGGTCAACCTCCGTGCGACATTTCCTTCATTGAAGAGCAGCTCTTGCAAGAATTTGACATCATCAATATGGAGTTGAAGAATTTCAAGGAATTGAATAAGAAAAATTTTAATACACAATACATCTTATTTTTACTACTAAAGCATCACAATATCAACGTTCACGCTGATCATTTCATGTTGATAAAATCCAATGAAAGAAAACTATTGACAGATAAAATTTGCAAAACTATCTTTAAATCGCTAGGTTGGAAGTTTAACAGTATCCTCTGAACACACTGCACACAATGTTGTTTCGCTTCTTCAAGAAACCCTTCTCATTGACTGCCGCTACGGTACCGACCATTCACGGTTTGTACGGCGTGACCAAGAAACGTGATGGAGAACTGGTGGCCATCAACGGAGACGGATACGCGTACGACATCAACGAAAAGAGAGTGTGCCAAGTGCCGACGTTTCCTCACATGGAATTCGTGGCCTACGGCGAATACATCAAAGGCGACGAAAACAAAGACGACGTTATTTATCTGTTTGAGACCAACAGTTTTCGAGTGGATTACACGAAACGACACGATTCCCTGAAAAAATTGGTCGACAACAAGATCCTATTTCTCAACAATTGCGTCTTTACGTCGTACCCGTTCAATTACATTCGAGATCATTACGATAGCGTCGATGAGGGCTTCATTTTAACGCGAGTTCACGGCAAAAGTCCCGTGTACAAATACAAAAAGTCCAACGACACGGTCGATTTCTACATCAAAGACGGCAAATGTTGGTGCCTCATTGCTCGAGCGCAGTACGACGAATTGAACGACACGCCTCCCGATACAGACGCCAATTATTTTCTGGTCGAATTCACACCGTGCAGCGAGTATCGTGGCGAGGAAACGGATTGCGTCGTCGAGTGCCACTGGAAGGAAGATGCCAATCAAGACGCGGCGTCAACCGATAAAGTCGGAGCGTGGTACGGTTACCGCGTGCGCCAGGACAAGACGGATCAATTCAAAGCCACCGGATGCGGACCGAACAATTGGAAAACGTGCATGGATCACTATGAAAATTTCTTGAATCCATTGACATTAGAAAAAATATTTTCCTTGTTGTAAAAGAAGCATAATAAATGGGAAATGCTAAATCGACTAACGTAGCTAAAGCAGTCGTAGATATCTATTCGAAAATAGCCGCTGAAACGGTACAGACGAGCACCATTAGTACGAGTAACACGCAAATCATCAGCGTCGACGGTAGCGGTGGCGATGTCAACATTAGCGGCAACACCATCACGCAAACGGCCAAAGTCAACATGACGGTATTGATGGACAGCATCAGTAATGTCGATTCGCAAAAAAGAATCGGCGTGCAACTCGATCAATTGGCGAAATCGTTGGTGAGCGGATTGAATTTTTTTACTTTTGACGATGCCAAGAATACGGCAGAATCTATCGTGAAAAGCCAAACGACCATCAACAACGCTATCCGTCAATCGTGCGTGTTGAACGCCAACAACGTGCAAAGCATCACCATCAAGAACGTCAAAGGTAGCGTCAACATTACCAACAACGTTCTGAGTCAGATGAGCGAAATATTCGACAAGTGCGCGCTGAAAAGCGTGCTCGGCGTGAAAGCCATCGACGACGTGCAACAACGATTGAATCAGGAAGCCGAATCGAAATTGGAAGGTTTCAATTTGGCCTGGTTAGCGGCGGCCGTTTTGGCTTTCGTGCTCGTGCCCGTGCTGGTCGCGGCGCGAGTCACGTCCAACGCTTTGCGTTTCGTTTTTCCTCTCATGATCGCCATCGGAGGCGTGTTTTTTGCCTTGTACTTTACCCTAGGAAAAACGTACATGAAATCGTCCAATTACACGCGACCGTTCAGAGACACCTGTACCGGTAATGTGGACGGTAGCGTTCCAAGGACGACTATCGTTCGGCAAGCCATGGATGCGTGCCTGAAATCGTCATCGTGTCGCGTCGTCGACGCTCGTCTGACGGAAACGGGTGGCACCGTCGCCAAACAAGTGCCCGAAATCACTTTCTACAAGAGCGGCGACGGATGTAAATTTCAGTTTTACCCGCAAGGAGTCGTTCAATTGGCCGCCGTTGACGTTACCGCTGTTAAAACTACCGATAGATACCAATGGTTGCTCTACGTAGGAATCACTATGATTATCGGCGGATTACTGGGAACAATCATTCAACGAGTCAGAAATAATGGCAGTAGCAGTAGTAGTACAAGTTTGACCACGAGTGAATTGACGTCGTTTCCTTCGATAGAATAAAGATTCGAATCTCTCAGAAAGTGATTTGAATCTAAGCGCCACCTAAATAGTAGGCTTGAAACATGTTGCAATTTTCCAAAACGTCGAAATCCTGCGGCAACGAATTGGTCATAAAATACGCCGACACGTAATCGGTGGATCCATTCAAAACAAAAATAGCGTCGACTTTAGCCGTAAATGTTGTCAAATTACTTTGCGTGGAATTATTCCACGAATTGACGTCTTGCCACAAGGGATTCATGGCCGCATTTTGAGCCAAACAAAAATGAATACGATTACCGCCCAATGTTCGAGGAGCCCAAGCAGTCGCGCGAATCGACCACACGCCGGCTTTTTTAGGTTGAAATTTTCCACTAGCATACCAGCCGCCGGTAGTGTCGTAACGTTTGGTAAAGTACGACGCCAAAGTCCACGTATTGGCTACAGCATTAAAATAAGCAAACACGTTGGTGTACTGGAGATACAACAAACTGGTTGAAGTCGCGCTTTGATTGGAAGTCGAACAGCACGTTTCAAGCTGAGCGGAAGTGAAACCGGCACCCACTAAATTACCATTAGCATCCAACATCAACAACGTATTAGCCGGAGCCGTCGATTTCTTTTGAAAAGTCGAATCTATTTTACTAGATGACCACAATGAAGTGGTAGACGGAGCACCCAATAAGCCGGAATCTTTAATATCGGATTTCAAGAGGACGTTGTTGGTGGCGGCGAGAGCATTGGAAGCTTGCGTGCAGCACGCGTTGATAAATGTGGGAGTCAAGCCGCTGTCGACTAAATTACCGCTAGCATCGGGCATCAGCAGAGCGTTAGCCGGCGCCGTCGTCTTTTTCTGATAGGTCGCATCGATTTTGCTGGACGAATACAATTTCGTGGCAGAAGTGGACGTGTCGACGATATCCGTTTTCAACAACGAATTATTGCTAGCAGCGAGAGCGTTGGAAGCTTGCGTGCAGCACGCGTTGATAAACGTGGGAGTCAAACCGCTGTCGACTAAATTACCGCTAGCATCGGGCATCAGCAGAGCTTTGGCCGGAGCCGTCGTCTTTTTCTGGAAAGTGGCATCGATCTTGCTGGACGAATACAATTTCGTGGCTGACGTGGACGTGTCGACGATATCCGTTTTCAACAAAGAGTTGGTGGCGGCATTGGCGGCCTGAGCGCAACACGCCTCTATAGATGTTTTCGTCAAACCACTATCTACTAGATTACCGCTAGCGTCTGGCGTTAGAATAGCATTAGCGGGAGCCGTAGTTTTCTTTTGATACGTGGCATCTATTTTGCTAGACGAATACAGTTTCGTAGCGGATGTGGACGTGTCGACAATATCGGTTTTTAGTAAAGAGTTATTGCTTGTAGCTAGAGCGTTGGAAGCTTGCGTGCAACACGCGTTGATGAACGTCGGTGTCAAGCCGCTGTCCACTAGGTTGCCGTTGGCGTCAGGCATGAGCAAAGCATTGGCTGGCGCGGTGGTTTTCTTTTGATAGGTGGCATCGATTTTGCTCGACGAATAGAGTTTGGTAGCCGATGTCGAAGTGTCGACGATATCGGTTTTCAATAGGGAATTGGTAGCGGCATTAGCGGCTTGCGTGCAGCACGCTTCGATAGATGTTTTCGTCAAGCCACTGTCGACTAAATTTCCGCTAGCGTCCGGCATGAGAATAGAATTAGCAGGAGCTGTCGTTTTCTTTTGATAGGTGGCATCGATTTTGGTTGAACTGTACAATTTAGTAGCCGATGTCGAAGTGTCGACGATATCCGTTTTCACTAGAGCGTTTGTGCTGGCCGTCAACGCGTTGGAAGCTTGTGTGCAACACGCGTTGATGAACGTCGGTGTTAAGCCGCTGTCCACTAGGTTGCCGCTAGCGTCAGGCATGAGCAAAGCATTGGCTGGCGCGGTAGTTTTCTTTTGATAGGTGGCATCGATTTTGCTCGACGAATAGAGTTTCGTCGCTGATGTGGACGTGTCGACAATATCGGTTTTCAATAGGGAATTGGTGGCGGCACTGACAGCTTGCGTGCAGCACGCTTGGATGGCTGTGGGTGTCAGTCCGCTGTCGACTAAATTACCGCTAGCGTCGGGCATCAGCAAAGCATTGACCGGTGCTGTCGTTTTCTTTTGATACGTGGCATCGATTTTGGATGAACTGTACAATTTAGTAGCCGAAATGGACGTGTCGACAATATCGGTTTTCAATAAGGAATTGGTGGCAGCACTGGCAGCTTGCGTGCAACACGCTTGAATACCGGCTGGTGTCAATCCGCTGTCCACTAGGTTGCCGCTGGCATCGGGAACCAAGATTGCGTTGGCCGGCGCTGTCGTCTTTTTTTGAAAGGTGGCATCGATTTTGGAAGAACTATAAAGTTTGCTAGTGGACGTTGTCGTGTCGACGATATCACTTTTTAATAAGGCATTGGCTACAGCTGTAGTGGCGTTGCTGGTTTGTTGGCAGCAGGCGCTAATGAATGCCGGCGTGATGCCGCTGTCGACTAAATTACCATTGGCATCGGGCATGAGCAAAGCATTAGCCGGAGCTGTCGTTTTCTTTTGATACGTGGCATCGATTTTGCTTGACGAATAGAGTTTCGTCGTGGAAGTGGACGTGTCGATGATATCTGTTTTCAAAAGCGAATTAGCGGCAGCACTGGCAGCTTGCGTGCAACACGCTTGAATACCGGCTGGTGTCAGCCCGCTGTCCACTAGATTGCCGCTGGCGTCAGGCATCAAAAGCGAGTTGGCTGGCGCGGTCGTCTTTTTGGCATAAGTAGCATCGATTTTACTCGACGAATAAAGTTTGGTAGTCGATGTGGACGTATCGACAATGTCGGTTTTCAATAAGGAATTGGTAGAGGCACTGACTGCCTGCGTGCAACAAGCTTGGATGGCTGTCGGTGTCAGTCCACTGTCCACTAGGTTACCGTTGGCGTCGGGCATGAGCAGCGAGTTGGCTGGCGCTGTCGTCTTTTTGGTATACGTCGCATCGATTTTAGCCGAACTGTAGAGTTTGTCAGTGGCCGTGGACGTGTCGACAATATCGGTTTTAAGTAGGGAATTGGTGGCGGCACTGACAGCTTGCGTGCAGCACGCTTGGATGGCTGTCGGTGTCAGTCCACTGTCGACTAGGTTGCCGTTGGCATCGGGAACCAAGATTGCGTTGGCTGGCGCCGTGGTTTTCTTTTGATACGTGGCATCGATTTTAGAAGAACTATAAAGTTTGGTAGCCGAAGTGGACGTGTCGACGATATCACTTTTCAATAAAGCGTTGGCCACAGCGGTAGTAGCGTTGGTGGTTTGTTGGCAGCAGGCGCTAATGAAAGCCGGAGTGATGCCGCTGTCGACCAAGTTACCGTTAGAGTCGGGCATGAGTAACGTATTGGCCGGCGCCGTGGTTTTCTTTTGATACGTCGCATCGATTTTGGATGAACTGTAGAGTTTATCGGTAGATGTCGACGTGTCAATAATATCGGTTTTCAATAAGGAATTGGTGGCGGCATTGACAGCTTGCGTGCAACACGCTTGAATACCGGCTGGTGTCAATCCGCTGTCCACTAGGTTGCCGCTGGCGTCAGGCATCAAAAGCGAGTTGGCCGGCGCTGTCGTTTTTTTGCTATACGTAGCATCGATTTTGGACGAACTGTAAAGTTTGTCAGTAGATGTCGATGTATCAACAATATCGGTTTTCAGTAAGGAATTGGTGGCGGCACCGACAGCTTGCGTGCAGCACGCTTGGATGGCTGTAGGAGTGAGGCCACTGTCGACTAAATTTCCATTGACGTCGGGCATGAGCAACGAATTGGCTGGAGCGGTCGTTTTCTTTTGATAGGTGGCATCGATTTTACTTGACGAATAGAGTTTAGTAGCCGAAGTGGAAGTGTCGACGATATCGCTTTTCATCAAAGCATTGGAAACGCCAATTTTAGCGTCAGCCGTTTCTTGGCAACAAGCACTGATGAAAGCCGGCGTAATGCCGCTGTCGACCAGATTACCATTGGCATCTGGCATGAGTAACACATTGGCTGGCGCCGTCGTCTTTTTGGTAAACGTAGCATCTATTTTAGAAGAACTGTAGAGTTTATCGGTAGATGTCGACGTGTCGACAATATCGGTTTTCAATAAGGAATTGGTAGCAGCATTAACAGCTTGCGTGCAGCACGCTTGGATGGCGGTAGGAGTTAGGCCACTGTCCACTAGATTGCCGTTGGCATCGGGCATGAGAAGCGAATTGGCTGGTGCTGTCGTTTTCTTTTGATACGTCATGTCGATTTTGGAAGAACTGTAAAGTTTATCGGTAGATGTCGATGTGTCGACAATATCTGTTTTCAATAAGGAATTGGTAGCAGCGCCAACGGCTTGCGTGCAACACGCTTGTATGGCACTAGGCGTCAGTCCACTGTCCACCAAATTACCGTTGGCGTCGGGCATGAGTAAAGCATTGGCTGGAGCGGTGGTTTTCTTTTGATACGTCATGTCAATTTTCGAAGAACTATAAAGTTTATCGGTAGCCGTAGACGTGTCGACGATATCGACAATTTTCAACGATTCATTGGCGGCTGTTATAGCGGCCGTGCAACACGTGGTAATAGCCAAAGGCGTGAGACCGCTGTCGACCAGATTACCGTTGGCGTCGGGCATGAGTAGCGAGTTGGCTGGCGCTGTCGTCTTTTTGGTATACGTGGCATCGATTTTGCTGGACGAATACAATTTGTCGGTGGCCGTGGACGTGTCGACGATATCTGATTTCATGAGTCCATTGGCTGAACCGGTAGCGGCTTGAGCGCAACAATTTTGAAGAAATTGTGGAGTGAACCCGCTGTCGACGAGATCGCCTTTAGCGTCGACGACGACGATAGCATTGGCAGGAGCGATAGCTTTCTTCTGGAACGTGTCGTCAATTTTCAGAGACGAATACAATTTAGTCGCCGAGAGGGACGTGTCGACGATATCTGATTTGAGTAGCGAGTCAGAAGCGGCGTTGGCAGCTTGCGTGCAACACGCTTGAATAGCCGCCGGCGTCAATCCACTGTCAACCAGATTGCCGTTGGCATCGGGCATGAGGAGAGCGTTAGCCGGAGCCGTGGTTTTCTTTTGAAACGTGGCGTCTATCTTGGGAGCGCTGTACAACGCGTTGCCACCGCCGTCAATAATATTGCTCGGCGACAAAGCGTTGCGAGCCGTTTCGCAGCACGCATTGACGATAGTGGGCGTCAGTCCGCTGTCGACTAAATTTCCGTAGTCGTCCATCATGAGTAAATGTTGAGAACCGGCGACAGCTCGTCGTTGGTAATTGGTATCAATATAATTGGAACTGAACGTGGTAGTGTAGTCGACGATCGTGTCCTTGATTTTATCGCAACACGAAGGCAAACTGTAGGGTGTGGTAACGATATCGCCGTTGGTATCGGTCGATAAAATACTATTGGCCGGCAATGTCACCATTTCCAGTGCGCCAGTATAGGCGTTGTACGTGACTGGTCGTTGGGTGACACTTGTTTCCGGTTTTTTAACGTACGTGGCATCCGTTTTCAAACTGCTGTAAAGACCATCGGATTTAGGCTGAACGTCGTCGATTAACGCTTTAATACTTTCGCAACACGACGTGATGAAAGGAATACCGATTTGTGAACTGGAAACGTTGCCGACGGCATCGGCGACTAAAATGGCGCCCGGTTCCAATTTAGTTCGTCGCAGAAAATTCTTGTCGGTAAAACTACTGCTGAACGTGTTGGTCAAACTAGCCGTCGTGTCATTGATGATTTTTTGAGGGCAACATTCGGCGAGTTCTTTGGTTTTCACCGACGACGAAATGAGAGCACCAGTCACGGGATCGGTGACGACGACCCGATCGGGAACTAAACTCAACATTTGACCTTCGGGACCAGTCTTTTTAAAGTAGGCGCTAGTGTAAATAGCCCCAGATAATACCAACATAACCAAAGCCACAAAGAGAGCTAATTTAGCCGTTTCATTCATTTATTGATATATACAATTAATTTAATGGTAATGAGACAATCCGACTAAAACAGTTTCATAGAAATAATTTTTTTATGAAACTCTATTCATTATTAATCGAAATATAAAATAGAGGTTTTTTCGTGGTCATGTGTCCGTAAATAGGATCTCCTTGATAGTGAAAACCGCACGCATTGGAAGCATCGATAAGATAGTTGAGGTGATGAAGTTGGATAATTTTCTCGACGTATTTACACTTGTCCGATTTGAAACTGAAAATACAAAAGTAATCATCAGAAAGACCAAACATGAGCGGAGGCAAATGTTCGCAAGCGTACAGTGTACCTTTGATGAAGAGAAATTTACCTGCGTAAAACGAGTTTGAAAAGTCTTCCGTACGCCGATTGACGTGAAACGTGACGCGAGCACCGTGATGCGTCAAATAAGCATTACGAATATTGTAGGGTACATCTTTTCTGAAGATGGAAATGGCGTTGTAAGGCGAACGGTCGCTAGAGATTTTATCGACCCAACAATTGATGGGAAATTTGTAAACGTGACCATAAGTGTTTTCTATGACGGTAAAAGTGGATTCAAACCAGCGAATATCCGGTATGGATGTTTTTATAAAATTTTGATAGTTTTTATAGACGTGCAATTTGTTGACGTTCAAAACGAGTTTGGCATTTTCCTTGACAACGGTCGTGTTTTTGAAAGGCGTCGATATTTGAAGATCGCTTTCCTTGTCGTAAATGACACTGCCGTACAAATGACAATAGCGTTCGAGCCCGACAATGAGATCGCTGGGTTTACGTATGGCCGCGCAGACGACACCGACGTCGTGTTGCGGCAAAATGAAACGATCGCGTTGGAGAGCGGGTTGAGTCAAATCGACCACCTGGTCGTACATGCAATCGCAAAATTGTTGAATGGCTTTTAAAATGGGATGCTGAGGTGCTTGACGAGCGATAATCTGATAGAGATGTAAACAGAAATATTGTATTTCTACAGTGAGCAGTTTAGAGCGAGTGTCTCTAGTTGTCTTGAAGAGTTCCGATATGGCTGGTGTTCGACTGAAATTGTGCGGCGCACACTGGAAATCGCCTCTCAAATGAGGATCGATACTGTGTCGCAAATCCATGGTGCAAAATCCAAAGTCGATCAACCTCGCTTCATATGCCATGTGAGGCAGATAAATGCCTCGTTTTTTATTGGCGTCGGCCAAAAGAAATGACGACGTCGATTTGGCCACCATCACGTTACGTAAATGAACATCAAAGTGTACCATTCCCAAATATTGCTTGATAATGTAAAAAGAATAGGTTAACTGGAAAAGAAATTGAATGACGTAGTCGACGGTGAGATGCGGTAAAAAAGTCATGACTTCATACGAGTAGCGTTCTATGAAGAGAACGTAATCTTTGTCGACAATGTTGGCACTGATGTAGTTGCAGAGAAAAGGACAGACTTTCATTTTGTTCAAATAGGAAATGAATGGGCAAAAATAAATTTCAGCCAAATCAAAGTCGAGCAACCAAACGCCTTCAAACAAAAGAGCCGATTGTTTGAAACCGTTATTGTTCATTTTGACGATGACATCAGCTTGTTTGCGGTCTACCACCTTGTGACCGTTGATTTCTAATTCGTAAATGGCTCCAAAGCCTCCCTTGGTGAGAGGAACTAGGCGATAGAGACCGCGTTTCCAAAAGTACTCAAAATCTTTATTAGTTAGACTGTTAATGGCTGTAGCGACATTATTAAAAAAAGAAGCAAACATTTTATCGAGAGAAAAGCAGTAAATAGTATTCATGATGCAACTCGTTTATTGAGAAAAAAAATTTTCATTCATCGTTCAAAAAAACCGTAACAAAAGCGGTAATATTGGTATTGCAGCGAGGGCAGATGCCGTACTGACAAGCGCAGGTGGCGCAGAGAAACGAACATCCGCACGGTAGGAGAACGGTGTCTGCAGTGTTGGGACATTCGTCGCAAAGAGTGGCGTCATTCACCGAGATTCGCGTACGTTGGTCGTGCAGAGGACAAAAAAGGGCGTGTTCATCGATAGAGTTGCAGACAAAGCAAACGTTTTCGTTGCACGAAGCGTGACGAAAAAAGCCTTTAGAAGCTAAATGCAAATAATTGGGATCTCTGTTATAAGAGATGAAGCGCAATTCAAATTTGGCCCACGCCGGATGATTCATCTGCATCGGATAGGCTAAAAAGTTAAAATTTTAAAATAATCAGCAGGTTGGCGACAGAGCGGACAGTGGTCGACATTTAGAGCACAATTGGGACAACAAACGACATGTTTGCAGGGAAAAAGAATGGTGGCGGCTTCGAAACAAACGACGCACGTCGAGCGAGACTTTTTACCTGGCACGTGTTGGTAAAAAATACAACTCGACGAATGAGAGTCAACGTTGCCACAGTAAATACATAATTTCTGGATCCAAATGTCTTTCACGGTGGCTTGCAACATGGCACCGAATGATTCCATCATAAACATTTCACCTACAATCTGCGTCGAAATTCCCGTCATGCCGCAGTTGCAGACTTTAAAAAAGATGGGCGTCGATTTATAGGGAAATATATAGAGACATTGCAATTGGGATTTGAGACATTTCAAGCAATTAAAAACTACGTAAGCAGAATGTGATTGATAGAAGCCACACGAGGCGGCGGACGAGTCGATGGTTTTCGCTCGATTGTCCACCGACATGAAATACTTGAAAAAAGGGGAACGAAATCGCGAAAACCCTACACACACACACATACACACAGATACACACAGATAAGTAAAAGTTCAACATAGCAGCAAAACAACAGTAAACTCACCCAAAGAATTTAAATAAGGACAGCAATCGCAAGATGTCAACGATGAAAACGTCGTCGTCGACATCATGGCTCCAGCCGAAAAAGGAGCTAAAGCAGTCGAAGCCATAAAAGCAGCTGGCGGAGTAGAAATGACTGGAGCAGGCATGGTTATGAGTATGGTAGCGAAAATGCGGACCATTTTATACGCAGTTGTGGATCGAAATCGTCATGACAATGCAAAAACCCAACAAAAATTGTCATGACAACGGGAAATAGCCACAGAAATTGTCATGACTACGGAAAATAGCCACAGAAATTGTCATGACTACGGAAAATAGCTACAGAAATTGTCATCACTACGGAAAATAGCCACAGAAATTGTCATGACAACAACGATAACGCGTAGCAAACGGCGAGGAAAACGTTGGAAACTTGAAGCAAAACGTTTACACTTTTTTGCTAAGGAAATGTTGCAAAACGTTTACACTTTTTGCTCTGGAAATGTTGCAAAACTTTACACTTTTTGCTCTGGAAATGTTGCAAAACTTTACACTTTTTGCTCTGGAAATGTTGCAAAACTTTACACTTTTTTGCACTTTTTTTTGCTCTGGAAATATTGCAAAACGTTTACACTTTTTGCTCTGGAAATGTTGCAAATCGTTTACACTTTTTGCTCTGGAAATGTTGCAAAACGTTTACACTTTTTTGCACTTTTTTCTCTGGAAATGTTGCAAAACGTTTACACTTTTTTGCTCTGGAAATGTTGCAAAACGTTTACACTTTTTGCTCTGAAATCCGGTGTGTCACACAAAGAAACAATGTTTTCACAAACTTTAGGAAATCCAGTGTGTCACACAAAGAAACAATGTTTTCACAAACTTTAGGAAATCCGGTGTGTCACACAAAGAAACAATGTTTTCACAAACTTTAGGAAATCCGGTACGTCAAACACACAAAACAGTGTTTTCCCAAAACTTTTCCTGTTTGTCACGTGATTTGTCAGGGAATACTCGAGCAAAATACGAAAAGCCGCACGGAAGTTGGAACAAGTGATTTTTTCCGTGGAATCCAAGAAAAACTTGTTCCCAAAACTTTTTCTGTTTGTCAAGGAATACTCAAGCAAAATACGAAAAGCCGCACTGACGTTGGAACAAGTGAATTTTTCCCAAAAATCCAAGAAAAACTTGTTCCCAAAACTTTTTCTGTTTGTCACGTGACCGTCAGGGAATACTCAAGCAAAATACGAAAAGCCGCTTTTACGTTGGAACAAGTGATTTTTTCCCTGAAATCCAAGAAAAACTTGTTCCCAAAACTTTTTCTGTTTGTCAGGGAATACTCAAGCAAAATACGAAAAGCCGCACTGACGTTGGAACAAGTGATTTTTTCCCTGAAATCCAAGAAAAACTTGTTCCCAAAACTTTTCCTGTTAGTCACGTGACCGTCAGGGAATACTCGAGCAAAAATGTGAATAGCCGCACGGACGTTGGAACAAGTGAATTTTTCCCGAAAATCCAAGAAAAACTTGTTCCCAAAACTTTTCCTGTTAGTCACGTGACCGTCAGGGAATACTCGAGCAAAATACGAAAAGCCGCACTGACGTTGGAACAAGTGAATTTTTCCCTAAAATCCAAGAAAAACTTGTTCCCAAAACTTTTCCTGTTTGTCACGTGATTTGCAGGAAAAATTCAAAGGGTCACAGTTGTTAAATAATAGATATATTAAACCACTAGAAACATCTGTTAAAGGAGTTGCGATTTTTCGAAAGTTTTTTGTAGGATATTCTTCTTCTATTTTTATAAAAGTATTAGAGTAATTTACACGACTCATAGATGGCGCTTTGGCGGATTTTTCGAAAGTTTTTTGTAGGATATTCTTCTTCTATTTTTATAAAAGTATTAGAGTAATTTACACGACTCATAGATGGCGCTTTGGCGGATTTTTCGAAAGTTTTTTTGTAGGATATTCTTCTTCTATTTTTATAAAAGTATTAGAGTAATTTACACGACTCATAGATGGCGCTTTGGCGGATTTTTCGAAAGTTTTTTGTAGGATATTCTTCTATTTTTATAAAAGTATTATAGTAATTTACATGACTCATAGATGGCGCTTTGGCGGATTTTTCGAAAGTTTTTTGTAGGATATTCTTCTTCTATTTTTATAAAAGTATTATAGTAATAGTACTCAGTGTATTATATAATTTTTTATAAAACTTAGTAAAAAATGAGAGAATAGCCTACGAAAAAACTTTCGAAAAATCCGTCGAAGCGCCATCTATCCGTAGCTATGGTTACTCCATCTGTATTCTCTGTATTGTAATTTTTTATAAAACTTAGTAAAAAATGAGACAATAGCCTACAAAAAAACTTTCAAAAAATCCGTCGAAGCGCCATCTATCAGTAGGTAATAGTACTCAGTGTATTATATAATTTTTTATAAAACTTAGTAAAAAATGAGAGAATAGCCTACAAAAAAACTTTTGAAAAAATCGCGATTCCTTTAACGGACAATATATTACATAGTGGATATGCAGTTGTGTTCTTCTATAATCTTTCAAAAATATAGAAGAAAAAACTTTCGAAAAATCCGCTGCAGCGCCATCTATCCGCATCACTTGTAACTGTATACTCTGTCACGTTGTGTAATGGAACCATGCATCTCGACGAAAAAGTTTTGGGAACAAGTTTTTCTTGGATTTCAGGGGAAAAATCACTTGTTCCAACGTAAAAGCGGCTATTCACATTTTTGCTTGAGTATTCTTTGCTAGTCACGTGACCGTTGTCTAATGGAACCATGCATCTCGACGAAAAAGTTTTGGGAACAAGTTTTTCTTGGATTTCAGGGAAAAAATCACTTGTTCCAACGTAAAAGCGGCTATTCACATTTTTGCTCGAGTATTCCCTGCAAGTCTGACGTCACGTTGTCTAATGGAATCATGCATCTCGACGAAAAAGTTTTGGGAACAAGTTTTTCTTGGATTTCAGGGAAAAATCACTTGTTCCAACGTAAAAGCGGCTGTTCAGATTTTGCTCAAGTATTCTTTGCTAGTCACGTGACCGTTGTCTAATGGAACCATGCATCTCAACGAAAAAGTTTTGGGAACAAGTTTTTCTTGGATTTCAGGGAAAAAATCACTTGTTCCAACGTAAAAGCGGCTGTTCAGATTTTGCTCAAGTATTCCCCGACGGTCACGTGACTAACAGGAAAAGTTTTCTGAACAAGTTTTTCTTGGATTTCATGGAAAAAATCACTTGTTCCAACGTAAAAGCGGCTGTTCAGATTTTGCTCGAGTATTCCCCGACGGTCACGTGATTAACAGGAAAAGTTTTGGGAGCAAGTTTTTCTTGGATTTCATTGAAAAAATCACTTGTTCCAACTTCCGTGCGGCTTTACGTATTTCGCTCTAGTATTCCCCGACGGCCACGTGACTAACAGAAAAAGTTTTGGGAACAAGTTTTTCTTGGATTTCAGGGAAAAAATCACTTGTTCCAACGTAAAAGCGGCTGTTCAGATTTTGCTCTAGTATTCCCCGACGGTCACGTGACAGTTGTCTAATGGAACCATGCATCTCGACTAAAAAAGTTTTGGGAACAAGTTTTTCTTGGATTTCAGGGAAAAAATCACTTGTTCCAACGTCCGTGCGGCTTTTCGTATTTTGCTCGAGTATTCCCCGACGGTCACGTGACAAACAGCAAAAGTTTTCTGAACAAGTTTTTCTTGGATTTCATGGAAAAACTCACTTGTTCCAACGTCAGTGCGGCTTTTCATATTTTGCTCGAGTATTCCCTGACAAATCACGTGACAAACAGGAAAAGTTTTCTGAACAAGTTTTTCTTGGATTTCATGGAAAAAATCACTTGTTCCAACGTCCGTGCGGCTTTCCGTAATTCGCTCGAGCATTCCCTGACAAATCACGTGACAAACTGGTAAAAATGACTGCTGCCGTAACCAGGAGTCGAACCTGGGTTTCTACGGATTTGTTTTACGACGTTTACCCACAACGCAGCGTCCTAACCGCTAGACGATTACGGCAACTTTCTTTGCCTTTTCGGCCAATATCATTCTGTGCCAACATAAAGTGCAGCTGACGATTCGAACTCTTACAAAACCAGTAATGACTATCGACTACCATAGAGTAGTAGAATTGACGAGAAAGAGTCGCGTCAGCAACAACGTCAATCAACCATGCAGCTTCATAACAGCACCGCACCATCTGTCGGCGTGTACGTTCGTTTTTTGATAGAGAGTTTATCTTTGTGGTTGAGATCACGCGTTCAACGAGACGATGCTGGCGTTCAGCGTCGCGGCGAAAAGAACCCACAATAGATAAGGTATCTGTAGATTGGCGGCGAAGGGATCGAGTTGCCGGATGTAGTACATCATCACCACAATTGAAAGAGCTAAAGCTGCAATATTTACTAGAGCCCAATCGGGACGTTGACCTCTGAAAAAAATCAAACTCCACGAGAAATTCAACGCCAGTTGCACGCCGAACGCCATTAATGCTCGTCCGTTGTTTGGAGCGCGACCGATTCTTTGTAGAGTGACGCCCATCAACAAGTACAATACGACCCATACACCACCAATTAACGAACCCGGCGGTTGCCATGACGGTTTTTTTAACGTACGAAACCATTCATCTCTGACGGATCCTCTAGTCAAATAGCCAGATAGAAAGCCTACGGACGATGGGAGTAAGAGTAAAGCCAGCGATTCCATTTATTTACGCAAATTGAAATCAATAGACGACGTCTCCTTGACAACCTTTATCCATTGAAATGATTTCGCGACAACCGATTTCGTTGCAGACGTTGTGTCTACTTCGCGTCCAAGAGTCCGGACATCGTCATTGTTTACCTCCGCGCATGCAATCGTGGGGAATCGTTCGCAAATGCTGCTACACCGACGATCACGTCACCGCCGCCCAGTACGGACACGTTTCGTGCATTCAACGTTGCGAACCCATCACGTCGTGGTACTCGATCAGTTGTTTGATGGCCGCTCAAAACGGTCACGTCGACTGTTTGGAGTACTTTCGTCGTCGAGGCATGTTGTTTGTCGTCAATGTCATGGCTTCGAAAGCCGCCGCAAATGGTCACTTGAACGTTCTCGTCTACTTGAAAACGTTGGAACCTTTCGCTTCGCAATCCGCGTGGGACGCTTCTATCGTGACCTCGGCAGCTAGCGGCGCTCAACTGGAATGTTTGCGCTATCTCGTGAGTAGTGGCGGTCAAGTGGACGAATCGGCCGCCGACGCGGCTGCTCGTTTCAATCTCGCCTGTCTCAAATACCTAATTGACGATTGTCAGTTGCGTTTCAGTCGTCACACGTTGCGAGTGGCCACCGTCGAGTGCAAACGATTTCTCTATCGCCGACGGCATCGACGCAACGACATTTTTAACTACCGCTTAAAATACTAAAACTATTAGTATTTCCAATACGCACACACACACACACAATATTAACATCCCAGTGTGTGTGTATTGGAAATGCCGCTCATCGAAGCGTAAACAATTGATTTAAATAATTCGATCTCCGTGTAGACAGGTTATAATCATGAAGCTAAAACACACATCCAATTTCGATTTCGTTCTCAATGTTCGAGAATACGAAAAGAATAACGGTAAATTTCATTTGACTGTCAAATTAGCAGACAAGGATCACGTCAGTCAAGTGTTTACCAACATTATGTACGTCAATAAATCGCTCAACACCATTTGTTGTTTGGCCAGCACGCCGTATTCGTCTCCAAAGTCCACCAAACTAGTCATCATCGATGGTTTAGCGGTGGAAATCATGGACGTTCATCGCCACTACATTTGCGCCACGCTCATCGTCACGGAGACGGTGTTTGAAGCTCAACAAGTGTCTCATTTTCTCGGAGGTAAAACTCATACGTTGGTCGGCGAGTCGAAAGCCATCGATTTTTCTAAAAATATTATCATTATTCCTTACGCTTATTGTGATTTGGACGTGTTGCGCTCGAAAACGTTTGAACGCACCGTCTATTCGGCTCACATGCCCAACGTGTCTCACTTTAAAAGTCGTTTCGTCTATCGTTTTCTGCAACAACCGTTGGACTATTGGCGAGCGACATTTCAAATGATGAAATTGGACGTCAAATATCAGCCCATCGTGTATTTCCATAAAATCGTCAAGTGTCCTCTGTGTCGCGAGCACAGAAGTCGCATCTATCTTTATAATTGTCATCATTATTGCTGTCACATTTGCCAGGGAGTGCGAACGGCGTGCCCGACGTGTCACGTCAGCATCACTTCGGTCGACATCGTGGCCGACGAGTTGGCTCCCTACTACGGAGAGGATACCGTCATTTTCAGTCAAATGACCCGAGGCGATTTCCAAGAGGAATGGCAGCGCTATCAAAAGGGAGAAACACGATCGCTTGTTGTCGATTTGAAACCGGTTCCGTTGCTGTGCGACGCGGCGACCATTCGACAAGTCATCGTCTATTGTCACGATACGCTTTCGAAAACGACGGTCGACTCTATTATTCACGTTTTTTGTTCGCTGAGAGAAATAACTATTCACGTCGGCTATCACGCTGCGTCATTTGTGAAATTGTGGGAACAATGCCTGCAACAGTGAACGTTTCCACTACAGAGAGAGATAAGAGTATTGGAAACGAGACAAAGCCACCATGACTACATGGGAAACCAAACAGGAACCCAACAATTGTGTCACCATGACTACACGGGAAACCAAATAGGACGTGGGAACCAACCATGACTACATGGGAAACCAAACAATTGCAACCATGACTACATGGGAAACCAAACAATTGCAACCATGACTACATGGGAAACCAAACAGGACGTGGAAAACCCAACAATTGTGTCACCATGACTACACGGGAAACCAAACAAATGATAACCATGACTACGCTAAAAACTAAACAGGACGTGGGAAACCAAACAAATGATAACCATGACGATGCGCGCAGAACACAACTATAAAGTTGAGCGTTCGAGGACAGAAACCTAACATTGCCCAACCATGTTTCGAATCACCGACACGTACGAGCAGAGAGATATCCATCCCGACGAATTTGTCGTCAATCATCTCGACCCTTGGATCGAAAAACATTTACAGTTGCCTTTCCGGTACGGTGAAACGTTGGCGCGATGTATATTGTTTGCCGGGCCTCGAGGAAACGGTAAGACGACGGCTGTCCACTATTTCGCTAAACGTCTCGGTTTCACAGTCTTGACCGAAGGCTGCGACTTGGAAAATTTGAAGCCATTCAGTTTACGACTGCCCGGTCTTTTCGCCCAAGCCTCTGAATGTCAAATGCTTTTACATTTCGAAGCTGTCGACAGCGCCTTCCTGCGTCGAGACTACTCGTCCAATTTAACGCGTCTTCTAGCTAAATGCATCAAGCAGTATCCCGACGTGGTCGTCATTGCTACCTGCGACGATTTGAATCTGGTCGATCTACACGCTCGATCGGCCCTTTTTAAACACGAAATCTATTTCGACTATTTGCTGCAGCCCGAACGCGCTCGATTTCTTCGTCATCTTTTACGCCCGCATCTCGCCTGCGTCGACGTGGATCTCGTCGCCAGCAACACGCACAAGTACACCATGGCCGATTTGAAACATTTAGTCGATATGGCTGTTATTGGTAAACTTCAAGATGCCGACCAAAAGGTGCGCACCTATCATTTTGCGACGCGACCCGTCGACGTTGTCGTCGACCAGCAAACCTTGGCCAACTGCGGATTGGAACGCGGCTGTAATCTAATGTTGGATTCTTCCTACAATTTGAAAGCTGTATTTAATTCTGTTTATTCTAGTTATTGGGTGACGTCATTTCCCGTTGTTCAAATGCACTTCAAGTACTATTTCATCTGCCAGATTGACGCCTATTGCACGCTCGACGTCATTGACTTTCTCGAACAAGCTAAACTTTTCGACAAGATTGTTGTGGCCAATGGTAGTCCCACTTTGCCCATGGCTGGTTATTTTAAAAAAATGAATAAATCGTTGGCTCTTATATCTGTTGTTACGCCCTCCCGCTGCCGCCGTCCTCCCCCTAAACGAAAATGTTCTCCCGGTAAGCGACTCCCTGACGTTGCTTCCAAGAAAAAAGCCCCTCTTTGTTCCAATTAAAAAAATGATTGTTGCAATAAAAATGATTGAGAAATTCAACGTCTTTCAAGCTCTTTGTCTATTCATTAAACAAGTCAAGGAACTTTGTCAAGATCCCACGATTGTCAACTACAATGTTTTACTCGGTAAAATTACTCAGTCAAAAACAGCCGCCATTGATGTGCAATACAATAGCGTGGTGGAATTTCTAGAAAAAAGTAAATCCGTCTTGACTACTGTCCCTCTAGCTCTCAATTGTTATACTATTCATTGGTATCCTTTGCAAAAATTAGAGTCGAGTAAATCCATCAAGATTGATTTGTTGCCCGCTTTTGCTAGCGCCACTAGCAATCAAGCCGTCATTCTTCATTGTCACATTTTAAAAATGGCCAGTCTCGTCTACCAGGACGAACCCGAATTTGCTAGCGTTCTCGCCGAGCTCGAGTCCACCGTCGAAATGCCCGTCGAAGGCGACGCTGAACGCAAAATCATTGATAGCCTTTTCAGCGCCGTCAAAGAAGTCGACGTTCAGGCTTTCGATCAAAACGATCCCGAAAAATTCATCACCACCGTCATGAGTGAAAAAATGTCCTCTTTGTTGCCCATGTTCAAACAACCCGGTCTCAAATACAAACAGCTTTTCGCCTATTTGTTTCAAGATATCGAGAAAATTGGCAAAGAAAAGGGCATCAGCGATCCGCATATCGACGAATTGCTCAGCAGTCTCAAAGAGTCCGACTATGAAATCACTAAAATCGCCCCTAAAATTTTCAGTTTGTGTCGCACCATGCTCGGCGACAAGGGAATGCAATCGTTGCGCTCTTTTATCCCTCAATCCGAATCCCAAATGATGATGTTGGACCAAGTCGATGAAAACAATTGATTTTTACCTCAGTCTTGTGTGTGCGCCTTAGCGATAATTACCATGGAGAATACCGATGAGGATATTGACCAATTTTTAGACTTTATGGTTCCTCGACCCTCTTTTGTTCATTTGAAATCGGAGCACGTCATTGTGGAAAATCAAAAGAAAGCTTTGCGTGAAGATTTGCGACGAGTCAATCTCGAAGATGCCGACTTGAAGCAGTACATCAAAGATGCGCATTTCAGGGCCTTGTCGGTGCCCGGAGATTGTGTCGGCATCGCCGGAGCTCAAGCCATGGGCGAATTTAGCACTCAAGCCACGCTGAACACATTTCATATTGCCGGTTTCGAAACGGGTGTCGGCAGCGGTGTCGATCGTTTCCAGGAAATCATCAACGCCAGTAAAAACCCTAAAAATATAGAATGCATCATTTTTTTCAAAAAGGAAATGGAAAACATTGAGCAAATCAAGAAGCAGATCCAACATGATCTCGTGTCGCTCTCTCTCAACAAACTCATCGACAACATGTACATTGTCGACGTCGAATCGCCTTGGCACGAACATTGCCATCTCATTTTCTCGTCCAACGCGACGGCTCCTTTGCGTCTAGACGACTACTTCGTTTTCCGCTACGTTTTGAAAAAAAGACTCTTGTACAAGTACTATTTGCATCCGGTGACGATCAAACAGACGTTGGAAACTTTGTTCGTCAACGTCATTGTCCTCTTCAGTCCTTTACACAAAAAAGGTAAATTCTATTTGGACATTTTCGTTCCTCGCAGCGAATCTCTCAACACTATTCGCGACTGCTACCTGAACAAGATCGAAAACACGGGGATTTGCGGCTTGAATTCCATTACCGACATCATGTTTCACACCATCGACAACGAATGGGTAGTGGAAACGCGTGGCGGCACTCTGGTCGACATTAGCACCATCACCAATGTCGATATGACGCGCGTCTACACCAATAATTTGTGGGATATCTACTACACGTTGGGCGTGGAGGCGGCGTCGCAATTCATTCTGAAGGAATTGTGTTCAATTTTGACGGGCGTCGAAATACACAACATTAGTTTGCTGGTGAGTCGCATGACGTTCAACGGCAGCATTGCCAGCATCACGCGATACACAATGCGCAACGAAGCCGATACGATCAGTAAAGCCAGTTTCGAAGAATCCATGGAAACCTTTATCAAAGCCAGTAAATTCGGTGAAAGTGATAATTTCAAAGGCATTAGTGCCGAAATCATTGCCGGAAAAAAACCGAGTATAGGGACGAACTCATTTGAAGTTAAAATAGATCTTGATAAATTTCTATAACAACATGGAAACTAAAGTCATTGAAATCGATTCGACGTTTCGCGATCGAGAGCAGTACAAGTCGCCGACGGATTTTCGCATCGATGTCAACATGCCCGACAAGTATTCGTGCGTCGATTCGTACGATCCCGTCAGCAACCAAGCGGCTCTCGTTTCGTGGATCGGCAACACCCTCGACGCCGTTCTTCCCGGTGTCACGTCCATCAGTGGCACCGTCGTCGAAATCGAAGACTCGCACACTGTTATCGTTAATATTGCTTTTGATACCCTGTTTACTACATTTAATTATTATCGCGGTTGTCGAGTCTCGTCGACTATGGTCACTCATTACGAGTATTTGGGCATCGGAGTGGGTAGGTTCGGTTTAGTCGCCGAGTCGGCGTTTTCCGTCGGCGACATTTTTCACGTCAATCATCCTGTTTCCGTCATCGATATCGGCGTCGTCGGCAATGTGGTGCGTCTTTTCGTTCCGGCCTTGTACTCGTGCCAGGCAAAAATCGTCTACAACGAGACGTTGCACACGAGCGCCGACATTGTCGCCTTCCACGAGTACGGTGTCGACATGCGAGTCACGCATCCCGGATGGCAAGTCAACCACGTGTTTAGTCTCCGTCGTGAAATTCCCGCCACGTTTTCTACTATTGTAGCCTGTACGGCCAACAGCGTGACGATGGCTACCGGTCACGACTTTTTGGGAGACATTGTCTACATTCCTGGAATTCGCTACTACGGTCGTATCGCCAACGTCGTTTCGCCCACCGAATTGATCGTGTCGGAACGCATCGGCAATCCGCTTTTGTGCATCGGTCTCGAAATTCAAACGTTGGATTTCGCCTACGACAACAACAAATCGTTGCGCTACATCGGCACGTCCAACCAACAAGAGCGCACGTGGCAAGTGTCCATGATGGACGTCCAGATTCCCAATCGCAAAATCATCAATGCCAAATCGTTGACAGACTACAGCACGTTGTACTTGGAATTTCGCGATCGCAACAATTCGCAAGACAACATCATGACCAACAATCCGCACGGCAACAATGCTTTGTTTCGTTTGACGGCCGACACGAGTAATTCGACCAAGGGATATTTCACCTACAGTTGTCCCAAATTGTACAAGACGTTTCGTTTTTCGCCGAATCGCAGCTACTTTTACGTGCGCATCACCACGCCCGAAGGAGAAGTCGTGCGTTTCAAGGAAGACGACAACACGTGGCCGCTGGCTCCTAAACGTCATTTACAAATCAACGTGTCGATGGTCGTTAAAATGTTGTAATTCTTGGCAGTAAAATACAATGTCCGTCATATTTCAAAAGATGTTCTCACATGTTTTGAAATGTATTTCATGTTGTATTCGTTCATCTGGTCGCTAGTGTTGACGCTGGCCAAAGTCGTCTGTAAAGCCGGAATAAAGTGTCTCTTTAAAAAAAAGAAACCATTATCTTTGGTAATGATTGTATGATAAAATGGCTGCTCAAGATCTTATAATTCCTATCGTCATTTTACTGGCGGCCATGTTTGTCGTCTTTTTAACATTGCCCAAAGGGAAAAGTCCGTCAGGTCCGACACCACCTCCCAAGCCCAACCCGACACCACCTCCCAAGCCCAACCCGACGCCAGTGAATCCAACACCGATTAACCCGACGCCAGTGAATCCAACACCGATTAACCCGACGCCAGTAGATCCTGGACCTGTTGATCCTGGACCAGTTGATCCAGGACCAGTTGACCCGACTGATCCTGTAGTAGAACCCGATCCACCCAATATTTTCGTTCCTGGAGCTCCTTTGAAAGCCATGATTGCCCGTGCTTTCAATCCCAACGCTTTGAAATACTCGCAAGATTGTGTGGGTTCTCGCGGTGTCGTCAACGTCGACCGTCGCGGTCAATTGGTGTGCAACAAGTACATTACTGGCGAAACTATTCAACCCGCGCAAACTGTTTCGTTTGCTCAACCGTTGGCCACGGAAGAGGAAATCGTGACGTATTTGAAAGCCATTTATCCGGCGTATCCTCGTAAATTCGATGCCGCCTTTGTCCCGTTCTACAATGCGCTAGAGTTCAAGTACACGACAGAATTCGTCCGTGTCGTTCCTGTCACGCTTGCCAAATTTCTCAACACGGAATTTATCGAAGTGCATCCGCGTCAAGTCTTGTTTTCGGCTCTCAATCGGGACACGTGGTACGGTACCTGGTACGATATGGGTTCGGGATCGGGTTGGTACATACGCAACAAGACGTGTTTTCGGTGCTACAACGTTTTGCACGGTCTCAACATGCTCGACATTCCCGATTCCATCGTTCGTCCCGCTCTGGGTAATCGCGTGCCTTCGGACCGTTCGACGGCCAACACACCTACCGCAAAATTGGATGTGCTGAACGATGCCGGTCGTCGGCTTCTCGCTCAAGTGACACTCCAACGTGGCTACAAGTGTGTGCAAATCAGCAACGAATGGAACGGTGCCACGTACGATCGATACTTTGTCGATTTATTGGAACACGTGTACAGCGTTGCCACGTTAGTTCAAAAGAATCCTTTTGAAATTCAAACCAATGATTCAAATGAAAATTTATGGCTCGACGTGTTTCTCAAACCGCCACTAGTCGACGAAGCGTATGTTCTCGATCCGGCACCCAAACAAGTGTTGGGTGAACGTTACGGGGATTTCGCTTTCAAAACGGGATGCCAGAAAAAAGGTGGCACCATCAGTATCGGTGATATGCTGCTCAATTGCGAGAAAATCGTCAAATTCGGCTTGCCCGCTTCGCGTCTCGACACGGAAACGCAACCCGCTTTGCCTAGCACTACCGAACTCGATAAATTGCGGTCTTATTTTAGCATCGTCTACGGTAGTCGCGACGTGTGGCTGACCAAAGATTTACCAACTCTTCAAGACTATTGGCAACGCATGGAAATGCGCTACAAACTGAAAATCTTTCCCACCACCGCCTACAAAACGTACAAGTCGTTGAATTTCGGCGTTGCCGCTCCGGGTATGATCGCCTATCAGGAAGACGGTCGTCTTGCCGAAGCCGTTCAATACGTGGAAGTCGTTCGTCAAAACGTCAAAAACAGTTACTACGATTCCAGCACGAATTTCTCCGGTTGTTACTACTATCCGTGTCGAGGTAGTGGACTGTTTATCCCTGTCGGTAAATTGTTCATCGCCAAAACCAAACAAGTTTCGGCCAAGATTTGGGGTCAACCTATCGCTTACTGTTGCAACGCCGAAGATGTCGATATTGCCAAAATGGCCATGTACAAAGGCTATCAAACGTTGATGCTGGTACGCTATTCGGGATTCACTAGCCCCGAAGCCGTAGAATTGGTCGATTTACGCGATCCCATCACCAGTCAAATGAGTTTGATTCGTACTCATCCGTGGGATCCAGCTTTACAAGTTTCCGTTCCCTACAAAGTGGACGACGTCTACGGTTCCAAGCCGCAAATCGATGTCGGCGTTTGCATCACCACCAAACAATACGAACCCGGTAAAGGTTTGAACAAATGCCCTGCTTGGACGGGAGTACGATAGCCTTTGGTCGGCACGCTTGGTCGAGCAGAGACGTTAAAGTTGAATGCTTTTTTCTACTTTCATTCACCCATTATTGAGGTCAAAATGTACCCAGAGTACGCGTGTTTGACTTGTACTACTTTGGCGTACATCGTGTGGTTGCCCGTTATTCCCGTCGTACTGTTGCTTTTACGCGATCACTACCTGTTGTGGTTTTGTTACGTGGTCGGTATTACGGGTGTATTGTCGCGCGCCGGTAAATGTCTCATTATTGACGAGTGGCTCTTTTTCTATTTTAGTTTCAATAGTTTCATTCCGATTCTGTTTTTGCCTTTCGACGTTTTAACGGCGGCCATCACCGCGTGGAATATCGTTTCGTACTTGCTCGTCATCATGAACCACTTTCAATAGGGATGTGGTGGTGTCTGATGTTACACGCGGCGACGTACGCTGTTATTTTTGCGCGATCTCATCGCGTCCAGCACGCCGTCTCGTTTGCCGTTTTCAACATGACCGCTTTTCTACCTATTTACATTATTGAATTTGAATACGAAATCATTATCGTTTTCAATATTTTTGTTTTACTCACGCTACTAATATGGGAGTGTTTCACGATGCTGGCGTCTTTGCTTTAGGTAGTTTTCTGGCGTGTCTCATTCATTCCATGACGACAGTGGCGCTTTTATGCGATCAGGTCAGACTGGTCGGTATGTGTGTAGCATGTTTGTTATTTGCTTGTTATCTACTCTTGATGAACATCATCATCAAAGGATGTTGGCACTTAAAATGCGCCTATTTTGCCGTGTTGTACGTGTTTCTAGAAAGTCTCGTACCTGAAGGCGTAGTCTTGTGTCGACCCTAATAATTTCAATATATATTTTGATATATTGAAAATAAAAATACGCATAGTGTGAGAAAATGGTGGGGTAGAATTAAAGATGTCTCGCGACGATGACGTGCTTCGTTCTTGTATAGAGAAAAGCTTCCCTTTTACTTTAGTATCTATACTGCCCTCTGCTTCTGCATAGAGGATGAATAACGTTATGAGCTAAAAACGCATGATCAAAACAAGAAAGACGACTTAATGTGTTGAAAATGGTGGGGTAGAATTAGTTAGGTCAAAGATGTCTGGCGACGATGACGTGCTTCGTTCTTGTCTAGACAAAAGCTTCACTTTTATCGGCGTCGGTGTTAATCTGGCGTGGCTTTGCGTTTCACTCGCACTGCCCTGTTCCGCCTCGTCTCTTTTAGTCATTTCGTCTTGCTGCGGCGCTGTTATAGGTTGTATCACGCTCGCTTTGCAATTGGCTCTTCCCCTGCGAATTGTTAACCACACGTATTTCCGTATTGTAATGTTTATTATTGCGCTACCGTTTTTGATTTTCGGTTGTTGCATCGCGTTTCCGTTGTACCCAATCATTGACACGATCGACTGTCATCCGGTTATCTTTTATTTTGCCTTCGTCAATTACTGTTCTGTTATTGTTACTTTGGCCTTGAGTTTAGTCATCTATACTCCCATCTACTTTTCGCGACGACGATGAATAACGCGATGAAGAAAGTAGTCTTTTTGGTGGCTATTGTCTCTTTTTGGTCGCCATGGATTTTTGTTTCGTGGTGGTGGGCTGGTGACGTTTGGTTATCGGTTGCTGTCACACTGTCGAGTTTGATAAATATTTTGCTGACTGTCGTCTCCATGACTTTTGCGAAATGGTTTTACAGTATCATTTGCCACATTTTTGCCTGGATCGTGTTCGTGTTGGCATTGAGCGCGTGCGCTTGTTGCGTCTACGCTATCGCGTTTTTCACCTGTCCACCGAATGTTTTCTACGTCCACGTCGTCTACGTTTCTGCTACGTGTGTTCTTTTGTTTGTGGCTGCTATGACGCTTCTGACTATGGGTTGTCTTGTCAACATCGAACGTAAACGCGATCGATTGTCCAACCCTGCTTCGTGGGATTTGATCGCCTTTTGTCTCGGTTTGAGATGGGCTGCGTTTGTTTTTCTGGTAGCTCTCACTTTTACGTGGTTACCCTTCGTTTGGATCTACCCTTGTTCGGAGGCACCTCTATCGGCCATTTGTTCCACCGTCTTGGCTCTCACTTTGTGTCTCATAAGTTTTACCAGAGCCGTCAAAGATCACGACCTTTTTACTGATAAAATTAAACGTATACTGCTTGTTACATACTATATAGTCACGTGGATCGTTTTTGGTACAAGTGTGTATTTCAATCATAACATGTGGTATAGTCAGTCGTGTCATGTAGTTACCGTGTCGTTTTCCTTGGTCAATCACGTGGCTTTGGGTGTGGCGCTATTTCTCACGTCGGTGTGGTACTCGATTTATGCGTGTTGTAATACTCTTTTTAAGTAAAACATTGTGTTTGTAGCCGAAAATAGAATTCCAAAAAAGTAAAAACAATTCATTCTGCTTCGTCAGTGTTGACGTACAAGTAGTCGGGCAAGTGAACGACGGGTAGGTTCATGTAAATTTTTTACATGTGTGGTGACGACATGTAAAAAATACGTTCATGTCTCGATAAAACTAGAATTTTTATAGGGTTTTCTCTCATTTTGGTCTGGCTTTGCGTCTCGCTAGCACACTTTCGACCTCGCCGCTTTTAGTCATCCTGTTGTCGGTTGCATCTTCCTTCTCGAATTGTTTCCCACAAGTATTATCGTATGGTAATTTTTACCATTGCTCTATCCATATTCATTTTTGGTTGTGTATCCCGTGATCGATACGATCGACTGTCATCCGGCTGTCTTTTATTTCGCGTCATCACCGCTGTATCTTAACAATCTATACTAGCATCGGCATTTGTGTGTGACGATGAATGATATGGTCTGCTTCGCGTTGATATGGGCGTCTGTCACCTGTTTTTGGTCGCCGTGGATTTTCGTTTCGTGGTGGTGGGCTGGTGACGTTTTGTTATCTGTCGCCGCGACGTTGACGAGTTTGCTGAATATCTTGCTGACGTACGTCTTACTGACTGGTGTTGCATGGTTTTACAGCATCATTTGCCATATAGTGGCCTGGATCGTATTCGTGTTGACCCTGAGCGCCTGCGCGTGTTCTCTGTACACCATCGTCTATTTCACTTGTCCGCTGACGGCTTTCTACGTCCACGTCACCTACGTTTCCATGAGCTGTGTTTTACTTTTTGTGGCCGGTATGATTTTATTGACCCTAGTAGCTCTGGTCAATAACGAACGTAAACGCGATCGATGGTCGACACCTTCTTCATGGGATTTGATCGCTTTTTGCCTCGGTTTGAGATGGGCCACGTTTGTTTTTCTTGTCGCTCTCACTGCTACGTGGCTTCCTTTTGCTTGGATCTACCCTTGTTCGGAAACTCCTTTAGCGGCCACGTATTCTACCATGATGGCTCTCACTCTGTGTCTCATAAGTTTGGCCAGAGCCGTCAAAGATCACGACCTTTTTGCTAGCGACAAACGCAAATACGTAGTGATAATTGTGCAATATATAGTCACGTGGATCGTTTTTGGTACAAGTGTGTATTTCAATCATAACATGTGGTATAGTCAGTCGTGTCATGTAGTTACCGTGTCCTTCTCTTTGGTCAATCACGTAGCGCTGGGTGTGGCGTTATTTCTCACTTCTGTGTGGTACTCGATCTATGGGTGTTGTGGTTTGATGAGTTATTTCTTACGTGGCATTGATGCGTGATGAAGTAATTTTCAAACATTTTTTGTGTTCGTAGCCGAAAATAGAATTCCAAAAAAGTAAAAACAATTCAATGTTGGTTTCATCCATAAATTCTCCCTCGTCAATGTTGATATACAGTTTCAAGTAGTCGGGCAAGTGAACGATGGGTAGAGTGTACAACAACTGAAATTCCAACGTGTCGCTGTACGCCGGTGGCTCTTGGGCCAAAGACCCGTCGTCAACAAAGCGACACTGACGCAAATAGTCGAGCGTCATTTTCTTTGGCGGATCGCACGCGGGAATCCATCCGATCCGGTAATTGCGATAATAGTCGATACACCACTTCAAGTGTTGAACGTACGACGTGACATTGATGTCTTCGGTCGCTCCGTAGCCCAGACACAATTTTGTAGCGTCAAAAAAGTCATTGTCGTCGACGTAGTCGTTCAACGGCCACATTTTCGTCGTCAAACGCGGTAGGAAATCGTTGCCCAATAAACAGGCGTTGACGAAAAAATTCAAGGGTCGATGCACACGCGTCAACACTTGGCTAATGTCCACAATGTCGCTATAGTAACGGCAGTGTCGCCAAACATGGACGCCCTCCAAACGGTTGAGCAGCGCCAACATGATGAAATCGGCGTCGATACAAATGACGAGCACGTTCGTCAACCCCAAGTAGCGAATAGCGTGAGCGATCTTGTGCTCTCCCTCTCCAGGCACTAGCGTGTCGCTATAATAGATGGCCTTGAGGCAAGGGCTCAATTGACTGGTCAGCGAGGCTCGCAACACGTCGCTGAACGTGCGCATGTAGTCGGTGCCGACACTGACGCACACGCGTTGCGATTTTTGACGGCGTTCGCGTTGCAGTTTCAGTTTCGGGTACGGACACACACCGTCCATGACGACAATGATTTGACACGCCCCAGACACACGCACATGCCACGTGATCATTTTCAACGCTTCAGCCGCCAGGTGGTGCACATCGTGGTCGAACCTTTGATGGATCCATTGGTTCATATCAAACGCCACTGTTTCGTAGCGCCTCAGTATGGTATAAATAGTCTCTGGATAAGTTTGCTTGAACACGGAGTAGAACTGAGCGATACCCATCGTGCTTCTTGTTACTTGTACTACTGCTGATATTTTAAGCCTAAAACAGTCTTTTGTACACACCATGGATTACCACAACTGTTTGTCATTGGCTGTTTCCCATAATCAGAAACATTTTCGAAATCGAGGCCAAACGTGGGACGAGTGGACGCCTTTTTATGTGGCGCAATTGTGTATGGCGCAATTGTGTATGGCGCAATCTTTTTTGTAGTACTTGTAGTGCATGTCACAATAAATGAATTCCAACACAGTCTTTTGGATCGTTGTCGTTGTGGTTATTTTGGTATTGGCCATAGTTTTGATCATGTCGTCGTCTAGAGCTGACGCTTTTCCCGTCGTCGAAGGGCGATGGGCTCGTTGCACGAACGAGATGCGCGACACGCGTACAGATGTCAAGGGTTTTTGCGGACGTCACGCTTTTCTCTCCAATTTCTACGAGCATCCCATCGTTCGCAACGGCATTCGGTACGGTTCCAGTGAAGCCGCCTATCAAGCGGCTAAATACGACGATCGTCCGGCTATTCAACAACTTTTCATCAACGTCACACCCGATGAATCGAAAAAATTGGTGGCCGCCAATTCGTACGACGCACGCGCTTTCAGTCGTCGGCGCGTCGACGTCATGCGGCAAGTACTCGAAGCTAAATTTGCCGATCCCATGTTGCGTCGTCTCTTGCTCGCTACTGGTAAAAAACAATTGGAAGAATACAATTGGTGGGGTGATACGTATTGGGGAGTGACTCGTAACGGTGGAGCCAACCAATTAGGCATTATGCTGATGGAATTGAGAGAGCGTTTGCGTTAGTTTCGAGTCGATCGTCATGCCGTACGGAATTGCTTACTCGCAAAATGTGGAAAGTTATTGTTGTAGAACTAATTCTACTTGGAAGTGAGGATAATTAGGAGAAAGTGGTTGTACTTTTAATATGGTTACTTTTTTAAAATTTTTAGATGTGCTTATGCTGCAGAAATCGGACATCTCAAATGTCTGATTGAGGCTCGCGCCAAGGGCATTCCGTGGCACGATACAGCCAAAACCGCTGCGCATCACAACAGTGTGGCTTGTTTCATTTACGCTGTCGAAAACGGATGTCCATGGGACAAGGACCAGTGTTTAGCTCTGGCCTATCACTATAATAACCCAGACATTGTTAACTACATTGAAGCAAAGTATTATTTTCCAAAGTGTTTAGGTTATTAGTCCTACATAACTATTTGAAAAAAAAACAGTTGGCCGACGACTATAACCAACAATAGATGTGGACACTGGAATAATCATCGAGACGACTGTATTTACTGTCGAAATTGGGAACTAGATGTAGGGTATAAATTTGGGGTTTTACTTCACAAGAAAGCATGTCAGAATCCTATCCCCAGTGTTGTCCAGCTAACTTGAAAAAACACGATCCTTGTGCCTCTGCCGCTTTCTGGCGAAAATTGTTTGAAATATGCTCGCGATCGCGGTTGCTTATGGACTAATAAAGTTTGCCTGCGAAAACGCCGACTTTTTTATTCTGTAGTACGCTTTGGACAACGCATGTCCCATTGTTGTTGAAACATTTCAGGAAAAGTGCTGCCAAAATCTCAGATTAACAGTTGGCTGCAAGAGTTGGTTAGTCTTTCGTTGCTCTTCGTGCGAACTGGTTGTAAGTGAAAAATGCTGCCGCCGTACGATTGTTGCCTAAAAAATGTGGAGAAAACGGATCCTTGTGACTCGGCCGCTTTCTGGGAAAAATTGTGCTGTTTGAAATACGCTCGCAATCACGGCCACATTTGGAATACTAACGTGTGGACTCGCGCTTGTCAAAATGCCGATTTTGTCATTTTGCAATACGCCTTAGATAACGCATGTCCCATCAATGTCCAAACGTTTGAGTTGGGCTGTTGCAAAAATCTTGAGACATTGCAATTTATGAGATCGACAGTTGGCTGTACGACCTGGAACGAAGAAACATGCGCTTTGTTTTCCCGTCGAGGTAGATTGAACTGTTTGCGCTACGCTCGCGAAAATGGATGTCCGTGGAACGAACGCACCACGTTGGAAGCTGCCATGCATGGCCAATTGCATTGTTTGCAGTACGCTTACGAAGCAGGATGTTCAATTGGTGTATCGTTTTGTCTAGAGGTTGTTCAATCTCGAAACTCGTCCATCGAATGTCTAAAATTTGGTATCGATCACGGAGCTTTGACTGACGATCCGCAACTTATGATGGCCGCTGCTAGACACTACAATTCAGAGTTTTTATCTTATTTGCATCAACGCGGACTACCCTTAACGGAGCATGTGGTTTTAGAGACCGTTAAACAAGGCCATATCGATTCTTTCATTTATTGTATGCAACATAAATGTCCCTTCGACTTGAATCTTTGCCTTCTAGTTGCCCAGGCTAATAAGAATGATTTTTACCCCAAGTACCAGGCAATACACGATTATTGTATACGTTTAGCTAACGGACATTGTAAAAGTGACAATTGCTAAATCCTTGTTGTGTAATACACTCTTACAAATCAAAATCTTGTTAGGTTTATTAGGAATCGCAGAGATATACCCATTAAAACATATAGAGTTGTCAGGTTTAAGAAAAGCCAATTACATCCATTTTCGATAGCATATTTTAAACAATCTACATTTCCAAATTCTGCAGCTGCATTAGTGGTTTCTTCATTCCAAGGGCAATTATTTTCATGAGCATATTTTAAACAATCTATATTTCCACTAATAGCAGCAAATGTGCAAGTTCTGGCATTCCATGGACATCCATTTTCATGAGCGTAGCGCAAACATTCTAAATTTCTATTGTTAGCATTTTTAGCAAATGGACAAGTTGTGGTAAACAATGGACATCCATTTTTATGACTGTATTGCAAACATCCTAAAAACCCACCAAGAGCAGCAAAGGCACAAGTTGCGACATCCCAGTAACCACCATTTTCATGAGCATATTTTAAACATTCTAAATGTCCACCAATAACTGTATATACTGATGTAGATTGGGTAAAAGCCAATCCGCATTCACCATGTACATACTTTAGACATTCTACATGACCATTTATTGCAATGCAATCCATGATGGTTGCTGATAATTCACAACCATTATCATGCAAGTATTTCAAACAATCTAAATGTCCATTTTCTGCTGCGGCATTGATAGTACTAGAACATAATGGTTCATTCATTTTATGAAGATATTTTAAGCATGACAGTTGTCCATGTTGTGCAGCGATAGTTGTAATTTTTCTATCAACAGGACACTTATTTTCATAAAGATATTTTAAACAGTCTAAATTCCCATTTATAATTGCTGTAGAAATACAAGAAGAATTCCAACCATATCCCTCAGTTTCTTTTAGACAATCTAGATGGCCATGTTCTGCTGCGTTTACCGCAGCCGTTTCTCGATTGTTTAAGCATACATCATTAACGTAATTCTGAAGACAATTGGGTAATTCGTTAATATTCAAATCGTATTCTGAAATAACTTTTCTAGATATTTGTTTTAGTGACTTCATTTTTAATCAAAGTCAATTACCTTTACAACAGAATCTTTTTGGGAAAATTTTCCACCATGCTCTGACATCTTGCCCTGTTAGTCGGTGAACAACTGCAGGTCGAAGGTAGTGCGTCGGCTCATTTAATTCTCACATAGTCCCACGCTTCTTTGAAAGATTCTGTTCTCGAAAACGGTTGCCGTTGTTTCCACAATTTGGCTATTTTTTCCCAGTCGACCGTGTGCGTTTCCATTAGCTTGACGTGACGCAATTCATCCTTGTTGATGAAGAGTTCTCCGTCTCTATTTATATTTTCATCGTACATGAAATTGTAACCCCTTAGTGTCTGATCCTCGAAAATGGGATAGAGTTCAGATGCGAAATGATTGACATTTTCGGTGGCCAAATCGGTTTCAACGTTAAAAATTCGATTTCCATCCTTGTCAAAATGCCTTTTGGGATTGATTAAAACGTATTCGTACTTGCCTCTAATGGCTCTAAGATCTTTGGTCAATTTAAAAATCATGTAATACATGTTGGCTTTGTATTCAATAGCCATACCGAGAGCGATACTCGGGACGGTCGCGAAATACAAACCTACTTTACCCGTATCGCGGTCATTGGTTGGCACCAATGGACCTTTGAAAAATGACGTCCGGTAAAGAATGGTACCCTTGGGAATTTTTATATATTGCGGTTTTTCAATCATTTTATTTAACCTAGATAACGACCTATGTGACCATTTATTGGTTACAACAACAATAAATGAATCTAAGTAAAGATGAACTCGTCAAATTGGCTTCCAATAGAAAAATCAGTAAAAAAGTCTTGCAACGTAAAAGCAAAAATGAATTGGTAGAATTTATTACGGGTATCAAGGTGGACAAGTGCAATCCGAAACAAATTAAATCGGCTCTCGATCGAGCCTATCAGTGCGCTGCCGATGGTCGAATCTTCATTGAAGAGGAAGAGTACTACGATGACTCACCGTCGCGACCACCTTTAGCGACGGCACCGATCCCGCCAGTGTCGGGCAACGCGGAGGCGATTGTCGCCACTTTACAAGAAAATCAATTGAAATTGGAAGCCGAACTTATTCGTCACGAAGCCAAAAGTGAAACGGATCACGCCGCCATCGCTCAAACGGTCGATCAGGTGACGCGCCGATTGAACGAGTTACGTGTCGGCGGTGGCGCTGCTGCTCTCGACGAACAACGCGTTCTAGCCATTTTCGAACAGGAACGCGACAATATGCTCATCGCCAATACCGAAAACACTAAATTGTTGGTCGTCGACACGGTGGGTAAATTGGTGGACGATACCGTGACGCGTGTCGCCTCGCAACTCAATCGCGAAACGAATCAAGCTATCGAAAGCGCGTCGCGTCTCGCCGCCCAAAGAGCCGTTGACGACGTTTTACTGGATACGACACAAATCGCTTCCGCCGTTCAAACCGTGATGGACCAGCGCGTAAAGAAGATGATCCAAGAAAATTTAGGAGAAGTGAAACAATCCATTCTGGAGGTGAGGACATCTTTAGGACAATTGGATTCTCTTTCAGTTAATGTTAGCAGTCTTGAATTGGCTACCGATTCTCTGCAAGGTGAATTAAATATTGAAGCAGAAAAAACGAATCGACGGCTCGTCGAAGTGTCCAACACGATTGCCGAAGAAAACGAAAAACTCGTGACTAAAATCGACGAAATCGATACGCGAACGGCCAATTTAAAAGTCGCTTACGAAAACAATGTGGCTTTGGTTCAACGGCAAATCGGCGATGCCGCCGTCGCCGTCGACGCCAAATGGGTAACTTTTCAAAACGGCACTCTGGTCGAAATCGATAGACGTCTCGTACCGGTCACCACCGAATTGACCAAAAGAATGAACGACGCCGACCAACGCCTCGTGGCTCTCGATCAACGTCTTCGCGCCGACGAACCCAACATTGCCGCCTCGTTTAAAGAGGTGCGTTTCGATGAAGAAGCCTTCAGGGCTCAAGCTACGACCGAATTATTGGCACAGATGCGAAAATTTATTCAAGAAAATTTCACAGAAAAACAATTGGAATACCAAAACACTTTGGAGTCGTTGGATCGCCGAATCGCCGTTTTATCGGAACCCACACCTCCTGATGGTGGTCCGGAACCGATAGATTTCGATCGTGAAGCATTTTCTAGCGCGGCCGCTGAAAATTTGTTGGCACGCATGCGCGAATATGTCAAAATCACGTACGGCAATCGTCAACTACAGTACGAAACGAAATTCGATGCCTCTGTCCCTGAATTGCAAAAAGAAAACGAACGTCTAGCACTACTGGTGGGGGAGAATAGAGTTGTGGTCAATAGAAATCTTCAAGAAATCACGAACGTTGTTAACGTGACCACGGGGCAAGTGAATGGAATCAATGAAAATCTCACTCGAGTCTCTCGCGATATTGAGGCTATCAACCAAGACGTGGCCGTAGCCAGAAACGATGCTAAAACGGCCATGTCTATTGTCGGCACGGTCGACAAGTTGGCGCTCGAGTTTCCTGCTTTGAGAGCTGAAATTCGAGAACCTTTGGCTCTCATATCTTCTGCCAATTCCAGATACGATGAATTGGAGGTGGCCACAAAGACGGCGGTGCAAGATATCATCGGTTTGAACGAAGCTGTCCGTCAACAACGCGATGCCGTCGATTTACGTCTACAGACAAACGCTCAAGCCATCAACGAAGTGCGTCAATTGGCTCAACAAACAAATATTAACGCGGCTAATGAAATTCAAAAACTTTTCCTTCAATACCAAGGTTTAAAATCGGACGTTGGCGCTCAATTGGCCATTGAAGCTTCGCCGGCGACGGGTGTCGAAGAGCTGATCGAACAACAACGTCAAACTATCAACGCGCTTCAGGCGAGGCTAAACGAAACCGAAGAACGTCTCGAAGATTTGTATCAAGAAGTCACGGTGGGTGTGGATACTCGCATTAAACGTTTACAAGCTCGCCTTTTTGGCGGCGAGCCTGTTCGTAAGCGACGTCGTCAATCACCGTCACCCGACTCTTTTGCTTTGGTGCCATCATCCGAATCAGGTGCTCTGGTTCCATCGCCGACCATCGTGGAGGAAGATATTGACGTGTAATAATTGACCCAATTTGATTGCTATCGCGTGTCTAATCTAGTGTAGTAGTTAAAAGATGGCAGCAGTAGCAACAGCCTTGAATGAACTTTTGGAATTAGAGTACGTGTCGAAACGCTACGGTGACATGTTGGCCACGTTCAACGTGTTGGCTGCCGAAAAAAAAGTGCTCACCGATCGACAATTGGCTCTCGTCGAGTATGCTTTTTTCACCGTCATCCATTCGACGTTCGAAAGTTGGACCGCGGCTCAGGGTTGTCATTTCGGTTCGTTTCACGTCCGTCAACAGTATCTCACCGTCTTGGAAAAGGATATTTTGCAAACGTGCCAAGATATGCTCAACAATTTATACGTTCATCTTTTTCCCAATAGTAGACACTTGACAGAAGTGAAACGCTATCATTATATAGCCAGCTATTGCTATCGTTTCATGTCCGACGTGAGTCGTCTCGAACGCAAAAAAACATACGTCAAACAATCGGTTGTCGCTCTATCGTTTTACCATTCCATCGATGTCTATGAAAACAATCACAGGCTTTAAGAGAATTGACTTTTTAAACTTCTAGTTTCTTTAAACTAATAACTGTGTCTGTTCTCTCTCTAGTAGCAACAACCATGCATCTCGTTTACGTCACTCGCCCTCGTCACGTCAAAGTCATTGAAGAACACGGTTTGGTCCGCGACAAGAATCCCGGCATGTGGCTCAAAACCACGGATCCTGCCCACTATCGCGGATGGCAAAAAGGTGACTGCACCAAAGTCGGTTCCGTCGACGCCACTTATTTGAAGATTTGGGACACGCTCGACGACATTGGCAAAGACGCGGTGATTGAATTTGATTGGAGTCTTTTGGACGACGTGCCCTCGTGGCATTTCAACACGGTGGAGAATAGCGGGTTTTTTATCGACGACGTCAGTCCTTTGAGTGACGAACGCGGAAAAACGATGAATAGTTTGGAAACCATTCGTCGCTACTACGAACCCAAGAAGATTGCTACTCGATTTCAAACGGCAAAACGTCTCATTAGCGAAGGAGAATTGGTCATTCCAGGTTACGATATTCCGAAAGACTACATTAAACAAATCATTCAACCTGGGTACGCTAACCACTACTAACAGCACACAGCAGCAGGTGAAAGTCTTCTACTAACCCTCATATCGGTACGTTAAGTAGCCAAGGTTTAGATACATATCACAAAAAACGTACTGATATGTATCTTTTTTACATCAGCGATTTCAGATAGATGGATTCGGCTGTTTCTTGTCTCATACTCGGTCCCATAGTGTCGGCTTTGAGAGCCGAACTGACATTGTCCCAACCGTAGTAGCGTCGTTGATCCGGTTGCGGATCGCCTTGCAATCCCTCGGTGTTGTACTGTATGTATTCGTAGTAGCGTGGACGTTCGATTTGGTTTTCTACCAGGATACGATCGTCGGCGCCGTTACATCCTCCCGTTTTGGTGTAGAACGTATCGGGAGAAACTTCTCTGCCGACCATATCGCGACCGTCCCAGACGGGACACAGTTTATTTTCACCGCTGCCGATGTAGCGATCGCTGTACGCCACGTCCGCCAGACCGGGATCGACTCTCCACGTTTTTAATGCTGCCTCCAATGAAATAGTCATGATGGTGGTGTTGTATTTATTTTATATTTTAATATTTCCAATAAAATGTTGTTTTCGGTCGCCGACGGTTGAGTTTGATTTTACCCAACGTATTCTTTTCGTTTTGCGCTTTGAAGGCGTCGAATTCGGATCGCGTCACGTCTTCGCTTTCGATTTGCGTGATGATGGTGTTGACGGCTTCACCGACGAGATTGTATCGGAAATCGCCACCTGGCGGTACATCTTGTAAAGTATAACGAGTATAAATATCGCCGACAGGTGGCCGGCACATTTTCAACAATTGATCGAGTAAATCTTGGACGACATTGTCCGTCACGCGAATATCGCGTTGAGGCAAGAAATAATTGCGCACCAACATTTGCACGTGTCGCACATCGTCTTCGGTGAACACGACCACGTCGGGATCTCGCAAAACGCTATTGACATTCATATCTTTTATTTGTTACCCGAGATCTCTTATATACCAAGAATAAATGATTTATTTGTATAGTAAATTTTCCAAAGCGAGTCTCGACGTCTTGGCCATGACCGACGGTTTGGAAATTCTGTGTTTGTGCATCGACAACGTGCCTCGCTACGCCGACATCCTCACTCCGGCAATGTTGCTAGCGCGCGGCGAATTTCTCGACACGGCTCAGTGCCTCGAACGTTTGCGGCATCCCATCGTCACGTACTGCACGCGACCACCTTCCGTCTCCGTCATGTCGCCACCGGATATGTTGCCTATGTCGACTATGTCGCCACCGGATATGTTGCCTATGTCGACTATGTCGCCACCACTAGTAGCGGAAATGGCACCACTATCGGTTCCCGTGACGCTGTTGACGTTTGACGATACGCCCGTTGAATCCGTCATGGACGCCGCCAAGCGCATGGCGGAGCAACGAGAACAAGAACAATAAACTATGAAACCCAATTTGTTGCTCGATCTAGACAACACGTTAGTCTACTCTGATTCGTTGAAAAAGTGGCAAAAATATGCCGGCTTCAAACGTCACGTGTTCAAAGATCTCGTCATTGTTGAACGGCCCTATTTGCAAGAATTTCTCACGCAAATCATGCGCTACTACAATGTGAGCGTGTGGACGGCGGCCACGCAAGACTATGCGCTCTTTATTGTCGACAACATCTTGTTGGGTGCCCCCAATCGAACCATTTACAACGTGTTTCATCGACAACACGTTCAAGATTCTGTCGACTACTTTGACAGCATGAAAAATCTAGATCTTTTAACAAAAGTCTATAAAATACCCATGTTTATTAACCAGAAAAACATTATTATGGACGATTTGTCAGAGGTATGTCGGCGCCAAAAAAACGCCTGTCTCAACGTTGTTCCCTTTTACGGTAAAGACGTCTGGGACGACGAACTCGTTGGCAAACTTCAAATACTCGTCGATCTCGTCAAGTAGAAAAAAATTTCCAAAATACGCTGAATGTTTTGGAAATTATGTGCGGTTAGGGGACACTTTTGACCAGACGATAAGTCACCATATTGTTAGAATTGGTGATTTCGATGAAATCGCCGCTGGTCCACTTCATGAATTTAGCCACGGCGTCCGTTTCCAACATGACGGGGTAGCAATCTTTTTTCACCAACGGAATTTTACGCATGCGCGGCTGCAAGTAGTGACGCATAATGTTGAAACTCAGTTCGGCTTCGACAAAGATTTCAATCTTGCTGTTCATCTTCATGATTTTCTTGGCGTTACTAGCCATAATCGATTTAGCTACGATGATAAATTCACTATATAAATTGATATCGTATTTACTCAAAATCTCTTTCAGTAAATTGATGCTCAGTTTCTGAGGAATAAATTTGACAAAAACGATGCCACCGTCCCCACTGGTGGCTAGTATTTTGTCGTCGTCGTCGGCCACCGTCACCGCGTGACCTCGTTCCTCCAGCATTTCGCGAGCCACTTGAAAATGAGACATCACATCAGTCGAATCGACACTCATCTGCGTTGGGCTAGCGACGAGCTTCAACTGCCCGTCGTGCATTTCCAGCCGACACAAATCAAATTAAAATCTATCCTACCATTGTACCCGTTTCATCTGGAATGGAAATGGGAAAACATTAACGACGCCATCATTCCCTTTGGCATTGTCACCATCGGTCGTAAATTGCATTTCAATCTGATTGTCGTCCGCGGCGGTCAGTGTACCCGTTACGAACCACACCAGCACGCCACCTTGTGCTACAAAGAGGAACGCGTCGATGCTTTTTTGCGGTCGTGTTTCTCCGCCTACACGACGCGCTACGACACGAAATGCGGAACCATGTGCATCGAAGACTCGTTCGCCATGCTGCGAGTTACTTGACGTTTTTGAAAACGACCAGGACGTCCGTTTCGTCGCGACGACGCAGCACATCGAACGCCGTTTCCACATCGACTTTGGTCGTCACGTCAAAGACGAATCGATCCGTCTTGAAGTAATTACACAATTCTTTGAACGTCAAAGTCATCTTGCGTCTTTTAATTTTCAAAAGTTATTCTTTTTGTTTTGAAAATTTTTCTACAAATTAATTCCCGCGAAAAAATTTATTCGACTTCTATTGCGACCGATATCGATCGTCTTCAAGCACTGGTACAGGCTCGTCTCGATATAGTCGGACAAATCGTTGAAGGCGTACTTTTTCAAGTACCTAAACAGCACGTCGTTGCCTTCAAATTCCAATTGATCGTACTCGTCGTTGTACTCTTCGACGTCGTCGTCGTCGTACTCGTCATTTTCCTCCTCTGCTTCTGGCTGCCGATCGTCATCGTCGACGTACTCTTGTTCTTCGCGAACGTAGTGCGTCAAAATGGCTTTGGCGTGATTGACATCGATATCGTTGAGCGTGATTTTCACGTCGCATAAACGATCGAAAACCAACATCAAGCGACAGAGAGCCAGTAGGGTCATGCTGTCGCGCAGCGTGGCCGTAAAGGCCGTGAATCCAGGTGGACGAACCCACGTGTTGGACATGATGTACTGTCTCTTCAAAATGAAATCGACGATTCTCAAATCGTTGTCGTAGCGTCGGAACGTCGACAAAATACTCGTCTGCATGTCTTCGTTGGAAGCGTGATGACCGTGGAAGAAGTAGCGAATCATTTCAGTTTGACTCACAGATTTTTCGCTTCCCTTGTCTTTGAGCCACGACGTCAACAATTTGTGGAGCGTCGTCGAGAATTCGTTCACGTGCTGACACCACTCTTTGACCAAGTAAATATCGCGCACGTGATCCAAACTGGTGACGCTGTACACGGTCGGTGTCAGCGAGGCTCGAATTTTCATCATTTTAGTGCTCAAATTTTTGATGAGCGGACAATTCATGTTGAGCGGTTCCTTGCCGGTGCACAGCAGCAAGTGCTGGCGTCGCGCATCCTTGAAGTAAATGTACAACGTTTGGTTGACGATGTTCTCGAAAAGCGTCGATCTATATTTTTGGCGCCACTGGGCCAGCACGTCGAGCAATTGTCGCGTTTCGAACGGACGCAATTTACGCAACACGTCGCGCGCCTCTTTGTTGGAATTCTCGTGCACGATCGCCTTGACGACGTAGTAATGAACGCACGTGGGATACGTCAATCCATCGTCCATTTTCAATTGATCGACGCTGTAGGGGTGCAAGCGAGACTTTGGTTCGATCGTCAACGCTGTGGGTGCGGCCGGCGTCGTCGAGCGATTCACCTCCGAGCCGGGGTACAGCAAAAACACGTCCGTTTCGTAGCGTTCAATTTCCTCTTCGCTGGGCACGTAGATGCGTTTGACTCGATCGTCGATGCGTCGCATCACGTCTTCGGGTAATTTGCGTTCGTTCCACAAATTGTTGGCTCGCGTCAGGAGCTGAATATTTTTCTTGACATCGATGGATTGACGTTCTCGTTCAATGACGGCATCCCTGACTTGCGGCAAGGCCGGATGCAAATGACGAATGCTGTTGATGAATTCATCCAAGACGATCGTTTTGATTTTAGCCAGAGCCAATTCGCGCACGCGACGAATGTGTTTTCGTCGCACCAGTCGGATGAGTGCCGACGGACTGGTCGTGTAGTCGACTTCCAATTGTTTGTGTATTTTCATGATGGTCTCTCGATCGGGAGCTTTGCGGAAAATACGTTCGCGACCGTAGCGTTCTTGAAGGGCGCGCAATAGATCAGACATTCTCTTAAATTTCTGATCTAAAAATTCTTCCAAATTATTTTCGCACAAAATCTCTTTGAGAGCTTTGCTAGCCAAGTACATGTAGTAGACGGGATCTTGACTGCGATCCACCGTATCGTCATCGTCATCGCGTTTACCTGTATGATTGCGCAACTGTTCCAAAAGTTTTCCGTAAATATTTTGTGGAAAAATGTCTTTCTTGCAAACGAGCGTGGTCGTCGGCCCGGTGCGAACCAATTCGCTGACAAAGGCTGCGTCGACTTTCATTTTCGTTTCCAAATACTGGGTGAGACACTTGCTCAACATTTGCGTGTGCATCGTCTCGCGAGATTTCGTCAGGATGGTCGACAAATCGTCGACCGAAGCATTACGCAATTCTTCGTGCAACATTCCCTTGGAAAATAGTTTGGAGAAAATGTAATTCAATGGAGTTTTCCATTTTTTCGATTCGATATGGATCTCGGATTTGCTGAGTAACAATTCTCCAAACGGAACGTCGTCTCGATGTTTGATTTCCAAAACCATTTTTATTTTAGTGTGTATCTATGTAAATTCTAAAAGCCGAACGATGATTCGTCGTTGCTGGTCGGATCGATTGACAACGAACTGGTCTTTAGTTTCTTGCCAGCGGGGGCGGCGGCACCGTTGATGGGACCAGCGACAGTGCCCGCGGGGGGCGCTTTCATGCGTTTATACAGGTAGTACAGAGCCAAAACGACGACGATGGCCAGTAGAGCTTTGAACCAGGTTTGTTGATAGAATTTCTTGGGATTGGCTGCTGCTGCTGCTGCTGCCGATCCGATTTGAGGTTCGAGACGAAAGGCGGCGGCGGCAGGTGTTCGACGAGTGGTGGTGGCGGTGGTGGGAGCCGAAGCGCCGGCAGGGTTTTTGATGTGTTGCAACGTGACGGTGGCCGTGCACGATCGAGGACTTGTGATGACTAAAAATGTTGGCTGTTGAATATTTCTCGCCGTGCCCGTCGCGTATCCATTTTCAACTCTGTTTAAAGAAAACTCGTTTTTCTTCAGGGTTTCTTCGTCGACAACATTGAATTCAAAAGGCGTTTCATTTTCAGTTTCGATAACAAACAAAATTTTGCAATCGAAAATATTATTGCTAATGTCTAAAACTTGTCTATTGGTATCCAATCTAAGTGTTGTTGTAGAATTGCTAGACATGGATGATGTTTATTTTATAGATTTTATATATTTTAACGATACTACAGTAATTATATAAAAACCACCATGAAACGTTACGTATGGCCTAAATTTCCCAGCAATGACGACTATGATGAAGAGCTCATTTTTCTCGTGCCCAAAAACAGTGTGCGCTACACGTTTCGTCCTCGCAGCTACGACGCCGAAACGTACGATGATGCTTTACTACCGTCTCGCATGCTGCGCATCAACAGCAGCCACGACATGGTGGCCTTTATCGAAAAATATGCCCGTACTCGCATTTTGCCTCACGGCGTCGAAGGTGTCATCGATTGGGTCGCCGTGAAAAACGACGCTGACGGCTTGGAATTCAAGTGGTATCGACCCTACTGGAAATGTCACAAAGTCGTCCGCCGACTCGTCGCCGATCGTCATCTCTGGGAATGGTACAGTAACATTGTCGAACCGAGCGGCTTTGTTTGGTCTCGCGAAACTACTCTTTAGTCGAGCCAGACGTCGTCGTTGTACACGTTCAATCGTCCCAATGTTTCCCATCGTCGGCTCTGGCGGCGGCGGCGGTACACTCGCCTCGAGCTTAAATCTATAAACGTATCATCACCATTGGACCACGCCCATGAAACGGGTTCCGTCTCGTTGAATTCGTCGTCATTGTCATCGCTATGGCCAATCACATGGTGATGGGCGGAGCAACGCCATCCATCGGAGGGGAGACGATGACAGAATCCCTTTCCCACGGGAAACGTGCAAAACGTGGCGTTCGACACAGTTTCAGGCGACAGCGACGGTAGTAGTCGTCGTTGCTGTTCCTCGTCCTTCAGCGGCCACGACTCTATAATTGAATTTGTTTTCAAATACTCTCTTGAATAATTCATTAACGCTTGGCCAAAATGGAGTGTTTTATTTACGATTGGAATGTTTTTACCACGTATTCGAATGAATTCGTTACCGACAAGTACACACGCCAGACGACCAGAAAACGTTCCAGTGTCGATACCATTTACGCTTTCGGTGTCGACAAGGCCAATAAATCGGTTCTTCTCAAAATTCCTTTTCTACCGTACTGTCACGTCATGTTACCCGACGGCATTAGCGAAGACCAAATTCGATTGGTTCAATCGGCTTTGCGTAAATACGACGTGGTGCAAATGACGGTCGTTGAACGTCATCGACTCTACGGTGCTCATTTGACGCCGGACGGCAGTCAACGACGACTGTTCACTTTTTTGAAATGCTACTTTAAATGCAAATGGGACATTCGAACATTGGCTAGTAAAATTGACGATGTCTCGGCTACGGTCGAAATGAAACTGGCCGTGCACGACGTTCAAGCCGATCCCGTCCTGCAACTCATCACCACTCGCCACTTGAACACGTGCGGCTGGCTGTATACGGGTAAGAACGTTCAACCGTTGACGCGCCCCGAAAGTCTTTGCGATCGCGAGTATCAAGTCACTTGGCAGCAATTGGAAAAAGTCGCTACCATCAGCGTTCCCAAATTGGTCATTGCGGCTTTCGATATAGAATGCGTCAGCGAGGATCGCGTCAAGTTTCCCGACGCTAAAATGCCCAACGACGTTTGCTTTCAGATTTCAATCGTTTTCAGCGACGGAGTGCAATGTTTGGACCGACATTTGTTGACGCTCGGCGAAGACGTTCACGTGGACGGATGCAGCGTGACGTGCTACGAATCGGAAGCCAAATTGCTCATCGGTTTCGCTCAATTCATTCGTCAGCACAACATTCAGATCATGATGGGCTACAATATCTTCATGTTTGACATACCCTACTTGATTGAACGCAGTAAACAGAACCAATGTTTTGACGAATTTTGTCGACAATCCATTTTTTGCGACCGCGTGTGCAAAGTCGAACACATTAAATGGTACTCGTCGGCCTACGCCACGCAAGAGTACATGTTTCTCAATGCCGAGGGACGCGTTTTTGTCGATCTTCAACCCGTCATTCAGAAAGAATACAAATTGGAAAACTATAAATTGGACACGGTCGCCAAAAAGTTTCTCGACGAATGCAAAAATGACTTGCCCGTTTCGGAGATTTTCGCCTGCTACGATCGATTCACTAGCGAATCGCTCGGCTTGTGCGGTTCCTACTGCGTCCAGGATAGCGCTCTTGTCGTGAAATTATTTTTAAAACTCAAGATTTTCTACAGCCTACAGGGCATGGCCAATGTGTGCTGCGTGCCGACGCGGACGCTACTGCTTCGCGGCCAACAAATCAAAGTCTTTAGTCAAATCTACCAGTACTGCGTCGATCATCGGTTCACCGTCGAAAAACCCGACTATCCTCGCAAAGCCAACGAACGTTACGCCGGCGCCTACGTTTTCGATCCAGTGCCAGGTCTCTACGAAAATGTGGTTCCTTTCGATTTCGCCAGTCTCTACCCGACGACCATCATCGCTTACAATATCGACTATTCCACTATCGTTTTCGATGATTCCATTCCCGATAGCCAGTGTCACGTCATGCAGTGGAAAGATCATTTCGATTGTCCGAAAGAGTGCGACGGTCACGGCTCGACTTGCATTCCGCGTCGCTATCGTTTTCTAAAATCCGTCAAGGGCGTCTTGCCTTGCATCATTGACAATTTACTGACGGCTCGTAAAAACACGAGGGCTTTGATGAAGGATCAATCGGATCCCTTTTCACTCATGATTCTCAATCAGCAACAATTGGCTTTGAAAGTCAGCGCCAACAGCATGTACGGCATCACGGGGACGCGAGAAGGTATGTTACCGTTGGTACCGCTAGCCATGTGCGTCACGTTCATGGGTCGAGTCAACGTCAAAAAAGCGGCTCGCATCATCACCAACGACTACGGTGGACGCATCGTCTACGGCGACACGGATTCGAATTACATCATTTTTCCGCACATATCTTTGGATCAGCTCTACGACTACAGCAACAATGTCAGCGCCAATGTTAGCGCCCAATTCGAAAATCCCATCTATCTAGAATTCGAAAATACGGTCTACGCTAAATTTTTGATTTTCACCAAGAAACGCTACGTCTACCAATCGATGCGCGCCGATTTGACGATCGACCCGAAATTGGGTCAAACGGGCGTCTTGTTGGCTCGTCGCGACACGTTTCGCTACCTAAAGGAAACGTACAAGACGGTGGTGGACAAGAGTTTCGCCAATTGCGATCAACGCGACATTCTCGACTACGTGACGGATCGTCTGGCGGCGTTGCTGTGCCGACGCGTCATTGACTCGGATTTTTTCATGACGAAATCGTTCAATCACTTTGACGAATTGTCCAAGGACGAAGACGGATCTCTTCATCTGGGACACTACAAGGTGAAACAAAAGGGCGACGACGAACAAGACTATGTCAGTCAATTGCCGGCCGTGTGTCAATTGGTGGATCGCATGCGTCAACGAGGCGATTTCAACGTGCAAGGCAACCGCATCGACTACGTTATTTTGGCGCATCCCGATAAGCACGCCAAGCAGGCCGTCAAAATCGAGCACGTCGACTACTTTTTGTCGAATCGTCACACTTGTCGATTGGACTATTTTTTCTATTTCGAAAGGATGGTCGAACCGATGGACCAACTCATTTTCACTTTATTTAAATTACCCGATTGGACGAAATCGTTTTTCATTTTACATCATCGTAAAAAATTAAACATGTTACTTCAAATAAAAAAACTGGGTGCTCCAGTCTTCAAGTTTAAATGAAGACGTACGCCAGTTTCGATGTCGGTCGCAAACACATGGCGTTTGTAGCCATGCGAGAGGACGGGACGGTGTTGACGACGCGCGTCGACCAGCTGAGCGGCAAACCCGAAGACACGGTGACCTATTTGGATTCGTTGACGTTGAGTGACTATGATTTAGTTTTGATTGAACGTCAAATGTCCATCAACACGCGAGCCATGTGTCTCCAGCATCAGATGCACACTTACTGCGTGTGTCACGCCTTGGCCGTCATCATTGTGTCGAGTAAACTCAAGACGCCCGCCGATTTGAAGACGTACGCTCAACGTAAAAAGTACACGGTGGCTCGAGCCGTTCGCGACGGCGTCCCTTTCCCCGTTGGCTACAAACGCGATGACGTTGCCGATGCCTATTGCCAACTTGTAGCTTATTTAAAATTTCAATAAAAATATATATATCATTGAAATTTTCTGTGTGTGTGTCAATAAAATGTCTGTGACCAATAGTCGAGAAATTTCTTGTCGGTATAGACGACGTGAATGTTTAACGTTTTCTGGAGACAGGCGCGATGAAGACTCTTGGCGAAGGTGCTCGGAATATGCGAAATGCTATTGATGATGACGATGTGGTCGAGAGCTTTGACGTCTAAAAATAGGGGTAATTCTTTTTGAGAAACGTGAATTGGCATATCGTTGCATCTTTGGCGTTGGACGTATTCTTTCCGAAAATCGTTACACGAGCGATCGTCAAAGGCCACGTACGAGGCTGTGACGTTTTCTTTGTACTCGATCAGATGCTCGTCGACGGTCGTTTGACGAACGAGCGAACAACTTTCTACAAACAATTTCAAAATGACGTGCAAACACACGGAGCATCGTTTGGCTTGCTTGACGCATTTCTTGCACACGTTGTGACCGCACTCGAGACGCAACACGGTGTCGTGATGAACGAAACACTGAGGGCACGTGAACGTGTCCGTCTCGCGCACGGCCGACGCTGGAAAACGGTGATAGTTTTTACAACACTTGCGATACGTGATGCGCGGTCGATGAAACTCGCGCAGTAAAATGAAAGTCTGGTAAGTTTGCCAGTCGCGCATGACGTAAAAAGCGGTAACACTATAGGAAAATTTACATTTATCAAACACTTCACCGCGCCACTGATACTCGAAGGGGAAAACGATGCGATGAAACGAATACCATTTCATGATGGACGGTGCCAATTGTTTGGGAACGATGATGATGGCGTGCTTGGGTGCCTGTGTACGTTTGGCTTTGATGAGATCGTGCTTGACTCCTTTCGGCATGGCTGTACTGTACTGATTGGCTTCGAAGAGATCGCTAGTGATGATGAGCGATCGATAGCCATAATCGATATCGTTTTTAGCATTTTTAAAATGAACACCATCTCTGATGTAGTGTCGAACGGATGAGTCTATCGTCGCCAACGGTTGCGTCACCAAATCGACAATCACTTCGATATCGGCTTTGATGTGCATCCAATGACTCGTCACTCGATTGGAAAAAAGATTGAATGTGCCATTGTTTTTCTCGTATTCTATAATGGAAGAAACGAGAGAATGACGATCGTGATGTGTCAACGTGACCACCATGACTTATGTACTTGACCTACTTATGCATGAATAAACAAATCAAATGTTTTCCATAGAGTCGATGGTCTCTCTATGGAAAACTATGCCTATGGAAACTAGGTCAATTTGGAAAAGACTGTTTTCACGTAGACTTGCTTGACGTCATCGTTGATGTACAGCACGTGGATAGTGACTGGATTTTTGTTCATCATCAGAGAGTGCACGATGTAGGCCGTATTATCTGGGTGTGGAGGTCCCAACAAGATGACTTCGTTCACAAAGTCGGTGGTGGCGATGGCAAAATCGGGCCAATCGACATGCATGATACCGGCATATTTGCCTCTAACTACTCCTTGAACGCGTCGTAACGATTTAGCGAAAAGTTTTTCTTTAATAGTCGAATCGAAACACAAGGTGATTTTATCGGTGGAAGCCAACCTGTCGAGTAATTCTTTTTTCATGTCGTCATCTTGGTACTGATGGTAAATGACTTGCACATCACGCTGGTGATCGTGTTTCAGATATAGAAATTTCGCATCTTTTGCCATGCCGTGATCGAGCACGTAGACAAAGACGGCTTTAAATTTCTTTAGAGCTATGTCTACATCCGATTTACTGCTGCAAAAAATGCGATACACTGGATTCTTTTGGTTGTAACTATTTTTGAATTCAGTTTTCGACATGAGATTGATGACTTTTTTGCCCTTGTCCAAGTAAGACATACCATGAGAGTTTTCTAATTTCGCGTCGTTCAAAACGTTACGCCATTGAACGTATTCAGTGGCATTGCCGTAGACGATGAGCGTTTGAAAGTCGTACTTTTCTTCTTTGTGCAATTCAACGGCTAGTCCTTCTTTGGTGACGGCGCGACGTCGTTTAAACGTCGATTCGACCACCATCAAAAACTCGGCCACGCTTTCGTACGGCGCTTGAAGATCGACGACGTTATTGGTCACGTACGTCCTCTCGTCACTCGTCACGCGACCACCCGACGCTTCGTAGGCTAAAAGATCTGCGACATTGATTTCAACATACATCGTATACAATTACTTTACTCTTTTTAGCCGTCGTTTCAAATTTCAAATTTACAACATTTCCCAAATTTTCCATAGAGAGAAAGTTCTCTATGGAAAAATAAAATATACAAAAACGCGGGTAGGGTGGCTATAAATTTATTGAAATAATTTTTCATACATGGATTTTTCATCGTCGTTGCGGTGCAAAACGTAAACGTTGACGTGATGACTGCACGTCATGTACTTTAAAGCCAATTGCGCTTCTTTCGGGTCAAATTCGCCCAAAAAGACAACATGTTGAATAAATTTTTTAGTAATCATCATCCGCAGTGGCCATTCCACGTAAATATATCTACCCAAATTCTTACCCTTTTGAATATCTAAATAGTATTTATTGAATAATTTTCTAGGATTCATTAAATAATTGAAAACGAGCGTCGTTTTATGTTGCGGCACCGGTAAGCTGTCGAGCACGTCGTTCAAATGGAGGGCATCGTACCGATAGTACTCGACCACTGGTGCGTAATAAGGGTGTTTGAAGTGAAACGTGTGGCACGCTTCGGGCACGCCGTCGTGATCAATGTCGTCGACGATATAAGTGAAAACCGACTTGTAGCTGTTGATGGCCGTTTCGACGAACGGGTGCGGGCACAGGATGCGATAGCAGAGAATTCCCAATTGCATTAAATGTTCCATTTTCATCGTGACGATGACGACAGATACATCCTTTTGTAGTTGGTCTGTCGTGCGTTCGAGACACTGATGTTTCACTTGGCGCCACTCGAGAGCTTTACTCCATTGGTACATGTCGAATTTACGACGGACCACGATGAGCGTGTCGTGATCGTACTTTTCGTCGCGATGCATTTCCAACATGGCGCCACCCCTGTTGGCGACGACTCGACGATGACGATACGTTTGTTTGGCCACGCTCAAGAAATCGGATACAAATTCAAACGTCGACAACGATCGTATACGCATGCGGTTGGTGATGCACGTGTAATCTTTTGTGGTGATGATGCCTCCATTCGTTTCGTATTCTTGCAACACGCTACACACTTCGTGGACGGGTATGAGAGATTCCATGATGTTTAGTCGAGACTCGACTTTTCGTCTTGGTAATCAATTTGCTCGAAGAAATCTTGGTATTGTTTCTGGACGGAATCGTCGCTGTAGAAAACGTGAATATCTATCCCGGCCGACGACAATAAACAGTATGGAAAAGTTTCGGGTAGAGCGTCGATAAAAATCACCGCATCACATGGCATGTAAAACATGGCGGTAGGCCAACGCGTGTCGATAAAAGCGTTCACGTACGGAACGGAGCGATTTCCGTTTTGAAATTTTTGATTCTGTTTTTCAAACGATGGACTATCGTCCTGACCGAAAATAAAAACCGGACATCCTCTAGCCAGTGGAGCCAAAGCCAGTTTGACTGTTTCTCGGACACGAGTCATGGTGGAACGCGTTTCGGTCGCAACGAGTGGCGCTCGGCACATGTGACACGTGTCGGCGTCGGCGATCAATCTAGCGTAGCACAACGTGCACGCCACGTGACTGCACGCAAAGACTTGGATAGTCGTCACGTCGCTCAAACAAATGGAACAATAGTACATGTCTTTGTCGGCGACATTGTCTTTAACGTACTTGTGGTACGTCACATCGGGTTTTTGGCATTTCGAAATGGTCAGCGACAAAAGTGGTCGGCGCACGTACTTGTAGCGATCGTACATGGTGTACGTAAAAACGGCTTTGCACGTCTCGGTAGCGTGGACCAGAAAAGATTCCGGACAAATGACGCGATAGTAGAGCACATCCTCGTCGGCTCTTTCTTCCGTCAACAAATGCGTCAGCTTTTTGGTCATGAGAACGATTTCGCTATCGTCTTTGATGTCGTCGCGTGCCGTGTTGATGCACTGAACGTTATACAAGGCTCGTTTCCACTGGTAGAATTCGTACTTGGTAGACGCGACGATGAGCGTCTGATGACGATAGCGCTCCTCTTTTTTCATTTCCAAGAGCACGCCGTTACACGACTCGCTGCGTCGAGTGTACGTCTGGCGAGATAGTTGTAAAAACTTGGACACTGCCTCGTAATTGCCATCGAGATAAATGTGATTGGTACGGCACTCAAAGTCGTCCGTTTCCACGAGACCACCTTGTTTTTCGAATTCTTCCATTTTGAGGGTTCTGTTCTATATCTCTTTTAACCCAAAATATTGTTTTACACAATCAATTGCGGGCGCTCGTAGCCCATCATTTCCACATTTGTAATGCTCAGAAGAAAAAAGTGTGGAAATGTTTCTCACGACGCAAACAACGTTTTCCATTCGTGGAGATCGCTTTTGCGACTGTGCAGCACGTGAAAAATCATGGCCCGAGAGTGACACAAGTATTGTACGAGTGATTTGACAACGTCGAGACTATCGTCTGGATGATGAACGAAAAAGACTTGATCGACACGATCGGCGACGAAACGCGGCATCTGTTGCTGAGGCCATTCGACACTCTGAAGCATGAGCAGTTTGACTTTACCCTTTTGAAGTTTCAGTAATGTTTGCGTAAACGAATTTTTACCGCCACGTTGAAAGAGGAGAGCCGGAGTGGCCGGGTAGTGTTGCAACAAGAGACTGGAAACGGTGGGTCGGTTTTTGACGAGACGACCGACGCGTTCCAATTTCGCGTGATCCCACTCGCCGCGACACAAATGGCAATTGGTGGCCAAGCCCATGAAACGATAACATTTTGTGCACAACACGTGCCTGCACGTGTCCAAACGGTACATGTGTCGTCGCGTCGTCAGACAAATGGGACAATAGAAATCGTCGTCGTCCGAGCTTCGCGTTTCGATTCTGGCTTTCAAATATTTGTGATAGTAAACTGTGGGTTTGATGTACTTTTCGACGATGACAAACGATTGACGTAATTTATAGAAATCTTCAGCCGCCCAGATGAGCGAACCCGGGAAATCCGTCAACGTGTACACGTACATGGGTTTGAAACAGTCGACGTAGTAGCGCAAGGGACTGATGACGCGATAGTAAAGCGTGTCACGCATGCCGACATCGATGAGATTTCTGTTGACGATGGCTATGCGACCGTCGAGTCGATCTTTTTTGTTTTTGATCAATTGATGTTCGACGCCGTGCAGGGCGTGACTCCATTGCACGGCTTCGAATTGGGTGTCGCAAATGATGAGCGTGTCGCGGTCGTACGTTTCGGGTTTGGTGAATTCGATTTTGATTCCGTCTTTGAGAACGGTGCGAACCATGTGCGTTTGTCGAGCCTGGCTCAAAAAAGATCGCATCATACCGTATCCGTTGCGACACGACACGTACAGTCGATTACTCGTGCACGTGTAGCCACATCGTTGATATTGACCTCCAGACGCTTCGAATTGGTGCAAAAACGCGACGAAATCGTCCACTTTGTGAATCATCCGGTCATCCATAACTCATTTCTAAAGCTAGAACTTTGGTCTACGTATTCAATTATAAAATAGGTGTTACTCCGTAAGCTCTTTCGAGACTTTCGTATTCCGATCTTTTGGGAGCTATTGTCGGTTGAATGTAGGTATCGTTGTAGACAGCGTCGCGAATTTTGTACAAGCAGTGTTCGCTTGCTTTATAGACGTACGGTGGTTCGCAATAAGGCTCTTTGTTTTCCATGTGAATAACGTGAATGAGCATATTGTAATCCGTCACGGGAAATGACAGATGCGAGTGTCGTCCTTTTTCGACGACGACGACGCATTCTCTAATATCGTTGATTTCTACGGGCGGAAAATTGCGGTATTCTCGACGATGAGAATACTTTTCTTTGATGAAATCGTACTCGTATCCGTATGATCGAATGCCGTCAAAGAAAAGAGGTAAATGGGCAAATTGTTTCAGTTTTTCTTCGACATCTTTCAGTGTGGCAACAGGGTATTTGATGAAAACTTGTCGTTTCAAGTCTTGCTGTACCACGTACGAGCGTTTAGACCACGCGCCAAAGCTCTTATGGTGCATCACATAGTTGTATTTGCATTTTAAGCGTCCGTAATTTTCACTCCATTTAATAGTACGGTAGAAAGTAAAAGGTTTTAAATTGTAATAGTCAATATTGTCTTTGGTTTGTTTAACGTGGGCATCGATCCACTCGTACGTGCAAAGAAAAACGGTGGAGGCGTTGTCGTCGAGAACGACGTCGTCGCCTTCCAGAAGAAAATGTCGAATATGGCAACGATTCAAGTCGCCCAACCACTGACGGCAACCGTACAAAGTGTCACAAATGATGATCGTATTGTAGCGATATTCTTTTGGAGGTGGCAAAAGCAATATTTTTCTCAAAAAATTGCACATGAATCGATACGGAGTAATGGATTTAATGTACAACATGTGACCGGTTTCAGTAGGTAGTGTCGACAACACGTGTTCGTATTCGTCGAGTCGTTCAACAATGTCTGTCGGGTTACTGATCCCGATATTGGGTGGTCGTTCAATGGCAAGACGATCGGGAACGGTCATATCCAAGACGGCGTCCAATTCGGCTTTCTCTTGAAGCAATAGTTTTACGTCGTGGTAAAACACGTCAAAAATTGAATCATCTTTGTAAAATGATTTCATCATGGGTGTCACTTCGGTTTCGGGATTCTGAGAAATCCATTTTTTAAGCAAGCGTTTGGCTTTGCAGCGCTTGGGTTCTCTAGCAATGGAAGAGATGATATCGGATATTATGTCGGTACTGACTACCATCGCGAGCAACTTCTTTTCCCCATCCGAGTCTGATGACGAGTCTGATGACGAGTCTGATGACGAGTCTGATGACGAGTCTGATGACGAGTCTGATGACGGTATGTCTGCTGGGTCGGCGAGAACGTTCAGGACGTCGTCGTCGTTATTGTCTTGATTTCCCAAACGAATATCAGACATTTTATACAATTTACATTTGTCTTCATTTTGATAAATTTCCAAACGTCGATGACCTGTACGTTTGGAAATTGTTTTCACACATTACGGAAAATCGAGGTTCAAATGCCCAAATCGTTCTTCAATGTAGTACGACGGTAAATTTTCCAAATAGCGAAGTTGGTAGACCATGGCGTTTTCAAAATCGAAATGAGTCGATTCCGATTTAGGCCACTTGGTAGGTAAATTGTCGCAAATGGTTTGCACGCACTGAAAGTGGCACTTGTTGACGGCCGCGCGAACATCTTTGCAGCATGCAGTTGGCGTGCAAATATCTTGCGACTCGAAATAATTGTACCTTTTGGTCACGCTATCGTTTTCACTATCGGAACCGCACGATTCTTCAGCGTAAGCGTCTGAATCTTCGTCCGAGGATTCCTCCGCTGCTGCGGCGGCGCTAATCTCTTCGGTGGCGGCGGTAGCCACGGATTCGCTTTCTTCTTCGACAGTCGACAATTCGTTCTTCTTTTTTTTAGGAGGGACAACGGCAGCGTCGTTGTCCGATAGTCCGATTTTACGTTTAAAAAGTTTCACAAGTCTTTCCATGGTTAAAGAAGATTAATATAATTAAGGAAAAATAGTTTCTCAAATCAATTCTTGAATCTTTACGGGAAATTTAATTTCAAGTGACCAAATCGATCGTTGATGTAGAACGTGGTCAAATTTTCCAAATAGCGAAGTTGGTAGACGAGAGCGTCGTGCATGCGACCCGACAATGCTGTCGTTTTCGGCCATTCGTTGGGCAAATTATCGCAAATGGTTTTGACGCACTCGAAATGGCACTTGTTGACGGCGTCTCGCACGTCGACACAGCACGTGGTCGGCGTGCAAATACGGTACGGATCGTCTGGAGGGTAAATATCGTCTCGAATATACTGTTGCTCTTGACTGATGCTACAATCGTCGCACAACACGGTGTGCCGTTTCCACAAAACATCGGACGAAGACGACGAATCATCGGTAGTGGTATCCATTTTAGTTGCGCGGCTCTCTTGGGACGTAGGCGTGACGATCAATTCCTGATGCAAACTCAAGTCGTTTTCTGTTTTTCCATAGATGTTAACTGCCTATGGAAAATCAATCATCCCAATAATAAAAATGTATTTCATCAAAAACGCCAATGAAGGTGGAGAGTGTTTGTGCAGTGGTGCCTACGATCCAGCGTTGCCGTCCGATCGATACAAACTCAGTTTGAGTCCTGTAGTGGTGCCACCTACCGATCAGCAGCAGTACAGTATCAGCATGACTCCGGCTTCGGCTCATCGTTCGGCGTCGTACATGAAAACACCCGCTGCTGCGTATCACACGGCTCACAAGTATCAACACGAATCGTCCCAGATGATGCCTACGTCGTCGAGACGAGCAGCAGCGTGTAGCGTGCCTCCAGCTCCGGCTTCGTATCAACGCGCTGCTGCTGGTTGCGCTATGGCTCCGACGATGGCACCGGCTTCGTATCAACGCGCTGCTGCTGGTTGCGCTATGGCACCGGCTTCGTATCAACGCGCTGCTGCTGCCGCTGCCTATCGTCCTCGTCAACCGGCCAGACGAGTAGCCATGTTACGAGAACCTGTAGCCATGATGACAAAACGTCGAGCTTTGTACGAAGACACAGAGTCGAGTCGACCTTTCGACTATATGGTGGACTACGGCAACACGTACGGCGGCTACTCGGGCGAACCGCAAACCATCGATCCACCCACCATTCCTTCGACCGACGATCTCTTTTTCAATCCGGGCACCATTGATCAAACGAGTGAACAATACAAAGAAGCCTTGCGACTCTACTACGACAAATTAGGCTACCCCAATTTTACCCCTAAAAACGGTTACGACTATGGAATGGAATTTTTCGATAAAAGTGGATTGCAAAGCGTGCCTCTAAGAACTCCCGCTTCGTACGGTACTATTTCTAAATTCTAAAGTGGTGTATTATGTATTATGTGTGTGTGTGTAATTTACATGCCTCGCATGAGTCGATTGACGCTGGAAATGTGATCCAAAATCTGAGCATTGTCTCTTTCGCATTCGCATCCTCCCTTGGTGTTTTGGCACTGAATGTAGTGAGAACCGCGAAAATTCTCTTTGCGAACACCCTTGTTGAGCAAACTTTGAATGATGCTCTGGTGATAGCGCAAACTGCTTTTGGTGCTTTCGTACGAAATCTTTTTGGCTTCAGGATAGCTGCGAGCCAGAAACAAATTAATCTGGTCGAGAGCACGGTACGCTTTCGTGGAAATGTGCATTTTGTGTGGCTTGAAAGCAACAAATGAATTATATATTTTTTAACCCTCCATCGATATAAAAAAAGATCAATTGTTTGAATTTGACCATTAGATTAAGTAATGAAAATGCGCCAGACCATGTCGATGTGTTGGCGACACATGGGACATTGATTGGCCAAGGTGGCGACGCAGTGGACGCACGCGACGGCGTGCCGACACGGCAGAAAAACGGTTTCGCGTTGTCGCGTCAAACACACGACACACGTGTTGGCTTCGAACGTCAGTCGTCCTCGACGTATCAACACGTAGGGACAGAACGGATTCCAGCGGTAGTGCTCTAGCCAAGGATTGTCGCCAACGAGTTGATGACGAATTAAATCGCAGTAAAAACATTTGAATATTGTGTCGTCCTGATAGAATCCGGTGTCGGCCCACTGTTTTACCGCGAGTGATGCGTCGGTGAAAGTCGATCGTCTTTTTCTCGTGCTTCGATACATCTTCTAAATACACGAGTTTGTTTTAGTAAAAAATGAAAAGGAAAATGGCTGAAATCGAAGACTACGACGACGCCGACGACATGATGCCCGACGCCAAACGCGCCAAACTCACTCCTCCAAAAACCGACCAATGGCTATTATATTGTTTTTCCTATTTTTTAGAGCTTGGATGTTTACATCCACTGTATCGTTCACGTTCAAATCCTGAAGCCGACAATCGGAGACGAACACCTTGAACTTGTCGACGATAGGATGGCGCAAAACGACAAATTCTTTTTTATCAATATCTTCTACAGTCATTGATAAAACTCCCGGACGAGGCGTGAACAGGTCGCAGTCGCACTCGACATCAATCATCCATTGATTATTACTATTTATTTTGTGACTTTTAATTCGAATGTTGTCATCCATACGTGTCACGTAGTAGGTTTTCATTTCGTCGTTTTCGAAATGGTCGCGCACTTTTTGCAAGAGCGACGACATAAAAATCGTCTTGTCCAAGTATTTCCATTCTAAATATATGGTGATGGTCACAGTTTCACGGCTCATCATAGATAACGCGTTTGAACCACAGATTGTCGACGACGACGACGATAACGATCGGTTCGACACTGCCATAATAGTATTCCTTGAAATAGTTGGGATTGAAGAGACTGGTAGCGAGAATGCGAAACGATTGACGTCGTTCGATCCAGCCAGACAACTGCTCTTTATCGAACGGTTCCAATGCTAAAATCATATTATTCAATAATCGTCGGTCGCTAAACAAAATAATGTCATTACTGTAGAATTTACAATAGGTGACGAAATCTTTGATGTTGTAAAAGATGCGATGTTGACCGTTGTAGCGACGAATGTCGATCATGATGTCGTCGAAAAACCGACGTTTAGACAGCACTTTTTTCTTCGTGTTTTGACTGAGCCGCGATACAAAGTCGTCAATCACTTTCGAGTCACTGACTCCATTGGTCAACGCGTCCAACAGTGACGTTTCAAACGATTGCAAACCGTTGAGATAGTCGCTCATGAGATTCGGCTGTTCGACGACGGGAGCGCGCAAAGCTTCAAAATAGGGCGGATGAGGTGGATCGCACGCGATTTTCTCGTCGTCTCGATAGACAAAGTACACATTGCCCGAGGCGTTCATCAAGTGACGAGTGACACCCTCCACTTGTTTGACGCGTTGCACCTGGTTGAATTCGTCAAACAAATCCAAAATCTTGGTCGGTTGCGGGAAAACGAAGCGACGCACGTCGTCGACATTCTGCCAAAGCAATTCGCATTGAGGGAAATGAGCATCGTCGGCTTCGAATCCGTGGTTGATGATGATGTACACCGTGTGGCTGTACGCTTGGAAAGCGGCGTAGTAGCGCTTGTCGACATTGATCTGGCTAAAATGGCTCACGTCTCGTTGATTTTCAAAGAGAACGACGTTGACACCGTACCAGCGTTCAATGAGTCGCAAATAGACGCGCGGATCGATCCACACGGCTGCCGAAGCTTCTTCTTCCATCATGTCGATTTCTTGAGCCAAATACTCGCGATGATTCGACAGCCATTCGAGCGTGGGTTTCGGTCGTTCCGTCGCCAACGTGCAACAATCCAAAATGGAAACGGACGACTTGTCGACACCGTAGCGATGAAACGAGTCCTGATAGACGGCCCAAAAAAGAAACGACAACGGTTTAGATAGCGTTCCCGTCACATCGGCCGGCACCATTCTATTCGTGCTGTACGTGACGTTGTCTTTGACGTGTTTCTTTTTGGTGTTGTCGTCATCGTTGAGGTAGTACTTGCGAAATTCGCTACCCATTTTGAGTCGTTGATCGCTAATGTAGCAGCACGGAATGACGGGAAACGAAGCGTTGTTTTGCAACGGATTTTTCCTCAATCCCGGATAGATGGCTTTTTCGTGATGATTGCAGCTGTACCATCGCGGTTCCGACGGTTCGCCGTGAATGGGAAATTGCATGCCACCTTCGCGCGACTCGTGATCGGCCAACAATCGCGGTAGGTGCAAGCACTTGCGCGGGTAATTGATGAGAAATATTTCGGGCACCAATCTTTTCAAGAGTTTGTTGGTGCTCTTGGTGTCTCCGCCGGCGGCTTCGGTGGCGGCAGATGCAGCGGCGGCGGCGACGACGGTATCTGAAAACGAACGATCGGGAGCATCGGTCGGAGGAGGTACGTGGAAAACGATGGACGGTAGAATGCGAGCGTACTTGGCGACGACGCTGCGGTGTTGCGTGTAGTACAAGACTTTGGAAAATTTCGATTTAACGGGTTCCATGACGACAATGTCTTCCAATCGACTGAAATTAATTTTGACGTAGTGCGATTGGAAGGGAAAAAGATCGACGGGCATGCCCAATTGATGGACGATTTTGGCGGCGTTGTTGTGGACGCGTTTTTGACAGGCGTTGACGGTGACGGGCGTCGAAACGTCGTCCAGTCGCACTTTGAACGTGTGCCACTTTTTATTCGACAAATTGTGTTCGTCGTAGACAATGTACTGCAATTGTTTATCGAGTAGAATGTGGTCGAGAAAGGAAATCCAATCGACGTAGACTTGAGGCATGATGAAATAACCGTTAAACAGGTTCTTGTTGACATTGATGACGACATTGGGTAAAACTTTTTCCAGCCACACGGTGAAATTCAGCATGAATTCCATGGGCTGTTGAACGCGTCGCAATTGGAAACTGATTTTGCCTTCGTGAACGTGAATCCACGTTCCCTTGTACAACAAATAGCACGTGTCGCGTTCGACGACGGGCAATTGCGATGCGTCGTGATACCAGTGACAACAACGGACGAGCTGATTGTAAATAATCACGGGACACGTTTCGTCCAATTGGATTTCTTTGATGAAATCTTCGGCGGAAATGTTGACGGTTAGAATGTAGGTAATTTTATCGATGACGGTAGGCGAGACGAGAAACGATCGGCTCAATATGTCGTCGTCGTGCTGTCGCGACGTTCGCTGTTTGACCAGTTCTTTTTCGATGGCGTTCAAACTGTCGTTGTCACTGGGAGCCGTGCCAAATTGTTTCTCCAATTGCCACAAGATGACGTGCCGCATTTCGGGCGGACTGTCGGTCAATTCGCGATACATGCACGCTACGTAGACGTCGCGCAATTCGGCGACAATGTCGTCCGATTTGCCGCACGATTGCACCAACTGTTTGAATTCCATGTCGAGAAATTTTTCTCGAACAATTTTCAACCAATCGACGCTTTCATCGCATTTCATTTCCACAAATCGAGGCAACGTTTCACCCATTTTATCTCAACGGTAATATTACTATATATTTGTATTTATTTACCTAATATATAAACATGAAAGTGTACAACGGTCGCAATCGACGTGTTAATACGAGAAAATTTTCCCCCGTTCGGCCGGCAGTGCCTTCACCGCCGCCGAAAGACGAAGATCCTCCTCCACAGCAGCCACCGCCATCGCAACCCTCGTCACCGACTGGAGGAGACAAGAAAAAAGGCATGTTCTCTCAAGACGACGGCGCCATCGTGGCTCTCGGCGTGCTCAATATGAAAAATCAAAAAATTGCCAATGTCAAGCACGGCAACGACGCCGGCGACGCTGTCAACAACACGGCCATGCAACTGTATTGTACCACAAATTTCTACAAGAAAGTCGACGGTGACACGATAGCCAAAATCGTGGACACGACTCGTTTGGCCGTCGAAAGTTTACCTACCAAAGTCCAAGTGACGACAACGGTAGCCAACGAATCGGCTGCAATGAAAAAGTACGTCGACAATCAGATAGCTGCCGAGAAAACCGCCAACAAAGACGTGCACACAGCCACGGAAACGTACCTCACCTCGTTGAACGGCGCCGTGCGATCTGTCAAAGAAATTTCCCAGCTACGACAGGCCGCCATCAATTCAAGTTTTAATGGAAATTTCGAGACGGGTATTTTTGTGAAAGATATAAAAATAACATCGATACTGGTCAATAATTTCACCAAGGGTTGGAAATTGCATCTCGTGCATAATAAAGTCTTTAACAATACCGGTACTCCTAAAATAGAAAAAGTATTGTTGTTACCGAAACTCAACAGTTTGATTGAATTCGAATGCAATTTGGAAGTGACGGACACGAAATACGTTACGTTGGAATTGACGACGCCGGCAAACACACCGGCGACAAGTCCGATTTCTGTGACCATCATGTACGAGCAACGCAGCACTACCGTTCCTTCTCAATAGAATTTCTATATATTTTTACACATTTATAGAAATTTTTAATAATTGGAACAAATGTCGACGAGAGCGTCGAATTGCTTTTCGAGCACGTACGCGTCTTTTATAGTTCGACTATTCGTAGCGTAAGGAAAGGAAAACGTGGGTTCTTCGATGACGCGATTGACGAGCGGATCAAAGGGATGTGTTTTGATCAGTTTCGATAGGGAAGTGATGACGTCGCACGAATCAATAATTTCGGTACTATACTCCATGAAATGAGTGACGAGCATGACGTCGACACCGTGGGCCAATAGGGCCGAAGCTAGAGGTTTGTCTTGTTCCCACGACGGTTCCGTCAACGTCGGTAAACCGGCGCTGAGAAAGAAATCGTTTTTACGACGATGCACGTACCAATTACTGCCCATAGGTAAATAGTAGCCTGAACCGCGGCACGGGAAATAGTACGTGCCGGCAAAATTGACGTTGTCTTCGACCGACGACGCCCATTTGCCTTGACGAAACACTTCAACGTACTGTAATTTTTCGGCGCATCGTTGATTGATACGTTTAAATTCAATCAGAGGATTGGGTTCAATGGACGATTGAGGACCGATGGCGTGCTGATAGACTTGCTGGCGTTGACGTTTGACGGCGAAAGGCAGCGTCAAATTCAACGCTTTGCACACGTCGAGGTAGCGCACTTCACCGCAATCCCATCGATCGCGCAATTGCTGTTCGGTTTGATCGGCCCACACTTGAGCGTGTTCGACACCGTAAACGATAGTGAAATAGGATCGCAATCGTTCGACGTCGTTGGCTTTCGGGAACGACGAGTAGTCGACCGGTTTTTCCGTCATCAACAATTGGGGCGTCATACCGTAACGGATGATTTTCTTGCATTGAGCCAAATTGGTGTAGATGGCGGTCGATCCGCCTGCGAGTCGGCATTCGTTTTGAAAGAGGGATTCGTAGACGACGTCGCGACCGCGGCCACCGACAATGTATTCAACTTTGACGTTTTCCGATCGATACTTGTTGAAAAGCCAATGCATGGTTTTCGGATTGTCTACCAAAGCGTAGGGATTGCGCCGCGTCAGTTTGGTGAGGCACGGATTGAGAATATCGATAAATAGGTGACGAACGTGTTTGCCGTCCCATTCGTCAGATAATTGGATGGTTCGGTAGCCTTTCTGTCCGGCCATCCAGACGATGTAGCGCATGGGTTTGCTTTCAAAATTCAGGAAATTCCATTTTTGAGCGACGTAGTCTTTGGGTCGACTGCACGTGTCCAGCACCGATTCGATGGTACTGGTTTTCAGTTGTTGGGTGAAAGCGGTGCTGCCGTAAAGGACGATCTTGTCGGACGGGATGTTGAGACACTTGAGTAAATGCACGGAATTATAGGCCATGCAGGTAACGTTGGTTTTGGCAAATAAGCCGGTTCCTTTGACGACGTCGAACCAGTTGCCGACAAATGTCGACTGTTGATAGGCGGCGTGATTGGGAAACATTTGTAAAACTTCAATGTGCGACGTGTCGTAAAAAACGGGCAAGGCTCTGATTTCTTGGTACAACGTACCGGCGTTTGTCGTTCGAATGATGGCGTTGTCACTTTTTTGGAAAGGTGTAAAGTAAAATGATTCGTTCAGGGTGACGGCCAATCGAGGATCGATGTCGGGTAGCAGGCGATAGACATTTTTAACGTGTCGCACGACATCGGTGGTGGCAGCCGGTACGGGTTCTTTGTCGATGAGCGTACCCGTTTTGTAGGCGA